AGTGCATCCAAACCATGCAAACTGGATATATGAGCGTTTTAATGCAACCCGCAAATTACGTGATGTCAGTTGCTTCCGGCGCAACCGGAGGCCTAACTGACGGATTGAATGATGTTCGCACATTCATGAATGATTTTAGACTCAATGTAACTGGAGGCATTCAAAACATTTTTGGTGTGTTCCTCAACATGTTGGTGCAAATTCAGGTCATGGTCATTAAAATGAAGGACATGATGGCCAAAAACATTGGCATTATGACCAATTTAATGTACACAATGGACACCAGTGTGCAAACCATGGAAAACACTTGGGCCGGCCCCATTGGAAAAGTTGTGCGCGCACTCTGATTAAGGAGGAATGGCACTCCATCAATTTTGTTTTGCAAAACGCTTGAAAAACAAATAATGATAAATAATAATAAGGAGGACTACCATTCATTCACAAGAAACACAATGAATAAACCAGTAAATGATAATGACAATTTGGTAGATGTTTCGTGGTTCAAATTCATGTATAAAAACAAGCTTCATGACGACTACATGAGCAACATTGCATGGTCTGCTATTATCATTTTTGCATACTGCTGCGGATATGCTTATTTGAAAATACGTGAAAATTCTCAACTGATACGAAATGACTGGATTAAATACCGATGCAATCCAGCATATATGATGTTTGCCGGAAACATCATGAAACCCAATGGAACAAATCGAGAGAAAATGAACTACACCGAAACAAATTTTGAATATTGTGTGCAAAATGAATTGAAATCCATTGCATCCATTTTCATGGAACCACTTTATTACACACAGTCTCTCGCAATCAATGCATTGCATGGCATTGCAAATGCATTAAATGACATAAGACAGTTGATTAACAACATTCGAAATGCCGTTTCGTCCATCATGTCCGACATCATGAGTCGCGGACTCAATGTCATGCAGCCGGTTATTGGCATATTCTTGAGCATGCGCGACCTAATGGGAAAGGTGCAGGGCATCATGACTGCTTCTTTATACACAGTGTTTGGAATCTATGACACGCTTCAATCCGGTCTCAAGTCCACATTCGAAATCATTGTCATCATTTTAATTGCAATGGGCGCTGCAATCATTGCCCTCTGGGTTGCAGTTGCAATTGCCGCCGCGTTTGGACCATTTGGAATTCCAGTTGTTATCGCTTCGACTGCCGCCGCAACTGTCATGACCGCAATTTATATTGGAATCGCAGTTCCCTTAGGAATCATTGCCCACTTTCTGGCCGAAACCATGCACATACACGGATTGTCATTAATTCCGGATACTCCTCACAAATGATAAGATGTCAAATTTTAGGAAAATGATTGTCAATAAAAAATATTTTCATTATATATAATCTTAAAATCAACTTTTTAATGGAATTGAAGGTTCTTGGATATAGTGCTCGTCTTGAGCTTGTCATTCTCTTTGTTGTCATCGGTGTTGTTTTAGGAGCCCACTTGTTCTGCAGTTGCACTTCGTTTTCGGTTGGAGGCATGCCCACCGATGTCGGTAGTGCAATTAAGGAGGCTTTTACTCAACAAAATGTCATGTTGGGGTCAGACGATTATGGTGCTCCCTTGAATTACAGCATGGACAGCGGTCTTCCTGTCACCAACTGGGAAAACGCAGCTCGCAACTATGCCAGTCAGATGGGCAATCAAGACAACGCCAAGTCTGGTCAGTTCTACAAGGGCGGTCCCATTCCTTTGCCCCCCGGCGAACTTCTCATTTTTGCTGATAATCAAGTCAAGCCCGAGTGCTGCCCTAGCTACTACTCTTCTAGCACCGGCTGCGTGTGCACCAGCCAAAAGCAGTGGGACTACCTGAATGAGCGTGGTGGAAACCGCACTCTCACCACCGAGTTTTAAATTCACAAATTATTATATGTTGTAATCTCATACACGAATCAGTGTACAACATATAATTACTTCATATCATGAACACCATTGAAGTTGAACCTTCGTTCTCTTCTTCTCCTGCTCCCAAAATTGCTCCCATTGTAGTTGCAGGAGCTGTATTTGTTGGACGCGCAGTTGCCGGAGGAATTATAGGGGGTGCTGCCAGCTGGGGAGCCAATCGCATTCTTGATAACCGCTTTCCTGCCAAAAAATAAATTTTAATATATTGTGCATATTTTATAAACATATTCACAACATGAATTCACCGGTTTCCACATCTACACAACCACCTGCAATGTTGTGCACGCCTGCATTGGTGTATCTTGCCATTTCTTTTGTGGCACTTATAATCTCTTGGGTCCAAAATCGCCAAAACACAAATATGTATTGCGCCGGCCATGTCTCATGCCCAGTTCAAAATACCACATATGTGTTCGTTCTGAAAATATTGTGGTTCCTGTTTTGGACCTGGGTTTTGAACTTGCTCTGCACCAAGGGATACACAACGGTTGCATGGGTTCTTGTGGCAATCCCGTTTATGGTTTTTTTCACACTGATGTTTGGTTTAGCAAATGCAATGGTGGGCGGGTCCCCCGCACCCACTCAGGCTTCTCCAAATGCTTCTTACACTGTGGGAATCTCGGGAACCACTGCATACAATGGAAAGGCTTCCAAAAAAATGAGCCCGGACACCAATGGCAGCACTGTTCTTGGACCCAATGAATACGTTTATGGAAATAAGGCCGACAAGATTGGATTTTATCCGAACGAAACCAACACTCAGTATTCCAATTATGCCAGCTACGATGCCAACTTGGACAATCGCACCAACTTTTTGGACCGCGAGTCCAAAGGACTTGTTCACTCACAACAACAATCACAACAACCACAACAACAATCACAATAGCCATAATAATAATCACATCAACAATGACAATTCAATCAATGTTTAACGCATTGATTGAGCAAATTTATTTCGAAATATTAATTGAATTTCTCTCAATGCTTTCTACGACGAATGCTTTTATTGCCTTTATTGTTATGGTGCCTGCGAGTCTTCCCTCCTCTGCTACCATGTCCTCTACTACCAGGACCTCTTCTGCCAGGAACAGGAGGATTTGGACAGTTCCTCCTCAAATGTCCAAGCTGATTGCAATTATTGCATCTTCGGTTTGCATTGGGATTGGGCGCAGATGCTGCTGCTGATGCTGCTACTACCGCAGCCGGAGGAACGAACTCTCGCAACGGGGATAGACGGTTGTTGAATGGATTCAATATGGGATTCTCACTTACTATTCCAGATGGAACTAAACTCTCTGGATTCAATGCTGTTCTGCGTCTTTCATTTGCAAGTTGCTCATGACACCATTTGACCGTTGGCATGTCTCCACGCCTATTGGCATGCATGAACAATTTAATTAGTGTATCTCTAACAAGTTGGTCCATGTCATTGTTAGGACCTTGCCTGCTCTCATACTCATCTCTCACGGCAATGAGTTTTTCCGCATAACTTCTGGTTAAGCTCATTCTAATTCAATGATGTATAAATAAACACAATATTAAATAATGATATCAAAAAAATATATATTTTTTTAAATAACTTACACATTTTGCATCATTTACAAATACAAGCTCATGTTCGGACGGTCCGATTCATTCTTCTTAATCAGCTTGTCCACAACATCTTGGCTCACTGTGTAAGGAAACGACACCTCCAATGACTTTTCCTTCTCATCGAACAACTGCGTGCCTGGACGCATGAGTCGATGCAGGTTCAGCTTCGTGTAAACCGTTTCCAGGCAGCGCTTCAAATTACGCACACCCGACTCCTTTTGTGTGTGATTTTCCACAATGTATTCAATCACTGCATCTGGAATCACGATGTCGCCTTCTGCAAAAGCAACCTCGGCACGAATGCGCGGAATCAAATGATGCTGCGCGATGTATGTCTTGTCTTTGGTGCTGTATCCGGTCGTCTTGATTTTGTACATGCGGTCCAACAGCACTGGATTAACGCGACTCTCATCGTTGTAGCTAAAGATGAACAGACACTTGCTCAAATCAAAACCCACCTCTGAAAAGTACTTGTCGTGAAACTGCGAATTCTGCGAGGTGTCCGTCAAGTGCGTCAGAATGCCGACGATTTCATCACCCTTTGACGTCTCGCTAATCTTGTCCAGCTCATCAAAGTAGATGACCGGGTTGCTAGACTTGCAGCGAATCAGGATGTCCACTATTTTACCCCACATGCTTCCCTCATATGTGTAAGAGTGTCCCTCCAAGAAGCTGCTGTCGGTTGCACCACCCAACGCAATGAACGCAAAATCACGACCCAGAATTTTGCTGATACCTTCCTTGACAAGCGACGTCTTGCCCGTGCCAGGAGGCCCATGAATCGCAACCGCCGTTCCAATGGCAGCCGGGTTTGCAATCCACTGCCCGACCATTTGCATAATCTGCATTTTGGCGTCGTTCAAACCATAGACCGCAGTGTCCAGCCGGGTTTTGGCATCAGTCATGAACTCGTGGCAACGTTCAACCCCGTCTGCAATGGTAATCGGCAGATTTTTATTTCTATTGAAGGGAATCTGCATGAAGGCATCCACCCAGTTCTTCAACTTGCAGTACTCGCCACACCCGGGCTCCATGTATTGCAACATGCCAACCTTGCGCAAAGCAACTGCTTTCATGTCGCGCGGAATGTCGGACTCGAGCAGAGTCAGCTTGTAAGGCTTTTCAATTGCGGTCACTTTGGCAACTGCAGCCAACTCGTCAATCAGCGCACGCTGCTCCTTGATTGTCAGGTGTTTCTTGAAGTACTCCAAATCATTTGTTGAACTCTTTCTGCGAAGCAGTTTGCGAAACTTCTTTGAATTCTTTCGCTTGTGTCGATGCGTGAGCTCCTCCAATTCCTTCTTGATTTTTTCTTCCGAGTCTTTGAGAGTCTTCAACTGCTTTGCCACGATGCGGTTCGTCTTGTCTTTGGCGAGCATTTCTTCGTAGGTAGTGCGCAACGACTGCATCATTGCAATTTCATCCATGCACTTTTTCTGCTTTTCCTCCATCTCTTCCATGTCCTCTTCCTCGCTTTCAGACGATGACGAAGAGTAATAGCTGTCATCATCCTCATAAAATTCATCATCTTCGTCAAAGTAATCTTCATCGTCATACTCACTGCTGCTGTCAGTGTCTTCTGGAACATAATCCTCATCACTCTCATCGTCATAGTCTTCATTTTCAGAATCAGGAGCCGGCGCAGGCGCAGACTTTTTCTTTTTGCCAAAGTCAAGACGCTTTGAAATGTCATCTTTCGGCGACAAGGTGTCGGTCATTTCATCCTTGTTCTTAGGTTCAACATGTATAATGATGTTGAAATTTTGATTCTGTTTTTTTTTGGAAGGTGCTGCTGCCTTTTTGGGTGCCTTTGGTGGGCTCGTCAATGCAGTTGAACGTCCGGGTGGTGTGGTTGGTACAGCATCAGCTGATGAAAACGCGTTTTCAATTATGGCATCAGCAATCGCATCTGACTCCGTGGATGACCTCGTCTTCGGCTTATCAGTCGATTGTTTGCCTTTTGACTTTGGTGCCGCAGTTGAATTCGACTCCAGTGCCTTGACCTTTTCATTCATGTAGGTCGACGGGAACAACTCGGACAACAGCTTGTTCACTTCGAGACGGTCATATGATGATTCTCTTTTCATTTTTTTGGGTGTGTCTTGAGCTGCTGCTGCGGTTGCATTCGCCGGAGGAACCAACTCTTTTTTCGATTTTTTCGCGGTTGGAGTGGAAACTTCTTCATTTGTTGCCGCCACTGGTGCAGTCGCAGCCACGGTGGTGGCGGGTGCCTCAACTTCAACCTCATTGTCAGTTGCATCACTGTCTGGAGAAGGCGGTTGAGGCACATTGGGGTCAGGGTCAGAACTGTTCTTTTTATAAACGCGTGAATCTTCCTCCTGTTTTTTTGATTTAGTGGCTCTCTTCTTCGGAATAGTTGAAATGTTGATGGGCATCGTCGTAGCTTGATTTGATTCAATGCATTGTGTTTATATTTTATTTTTTGTGTTCAATTTTTTTGTTAATTCATCGTCGTGAATGCATCATCGCCATTTAATAAAAAATTGATTTCAAAAACAATCTAAATATTATTTAGTAAGTATAAGGAGGATTCTATCATTATCAACACATACACGAATGGCATCATCATCAACAAACGGATTAAAACCTCGTGTATCAAAAATTGTCGGTATTCAGTTTAGCATGCTCTCTCCGGATGAAATAAGAAAAGGAGCAGTCACTGAAATCACGAGCCGAGACACTTATGTTGGAAATAAACCCGTCATTGGCGGTCTGTTTTGCCCTTACATGGGTGTTTCGGAACCAGGCATGCTTTGTCCCACGGATGGTTTGGATTACATGAATACGCCCGGATATTTTGGACGCATTGAATTGGCAGCACCCGTGTTTTATTATCAACATTTGTCCACCATCCACAAAATTCTGAGATGCGTTTGCATGAAGTGCAGCAAACTCCTCATCAACAAGGATACGCACAAACAAGCCCTGAAGATGTTGCCGGATGAACGTTGGGCCTACGTGTTTGGTGTGGCAAGCAAAGTCAAACGCTGCGGTGATGACAATGAAAATGGTTGCGGATGTCTCATGCCAAAAAAAATCAGAAAAGAAAATCTGGCCACTCTCATTGCTGAATGGGAGAGCGACGGCATCAAAGGCATGTCGGAAGAAGATGCAAAAAAAATGAATATGCAACTCACACCTGAAATTGTTCTCAAAATCTTTCGCAGAATCAGCGACGATGATGTATCGTTTATGGGCTTCAGTCCCGCCTTTTCACGCCCCGATTGGATGATTTGCCAGGTGTTGGCAGTCCCACCTCCTGCGGTGCGCCCTTCTATCAAGATGGACGGCCAACAGCGCAGTGAAGACGACCTCACGCACATCATTGTCAACATTGTCAAGGCAAACAAGACGCTCCAGGAAAAAATCCGAGACGGCGCGCAAGCCAACATCATTGCAGACTGGCACACTGTGCTGCAGTATTATTGCGCCACGCTTGTCGACAATAACATTCCAGGAGCCGCACCAGTTGCTCAACGTTCCGGACGCCCGCTCAAGTCCATTAAAGAACGATTGAATGGCAAAGGCGGTCGCGTCCGCGGAAATCTCATGGGCAAGCGCGTTGACTTTTCCGCACGTTCGGTCATTACTCCTGACCCCAATCTGTCCATTCGAGAGCTCGGCGTGCCTCTTAAGATTGCCAAAAACATCACAAAGCCCGTTGTGGTGAATGACATGAATCGCCGCTTTCTAACCAAACTGGTGCGCAATGGTCCTGATGAGTACCCTGGTGCGAAGATTCTCGAGCGCAAAGGCGGCGAAAACATTTCACTGCGATACGCAGACCGCGACAACATTGTCCTCTACAATGGAGACATTGTTCACCGACACATGATGGATGGCGACGGAGTCCTTTTCAACCGTCAGCCCACGCTGCACCGCATGAGCATGATGTGCCATATCGCTCGCATCATGCGCCAGGGCGACACGTTTCGCATGAATGTCGGCGACACCAAGCCTTACAATGCCGATTTTGACGGTGATGAAATGAACATGCACATGCCACAGGACGAGGAGGCTGAAGCGGAACTCAAGAACCTGGCGGCCGTTCCATATCAAATCATCAGTCCTGCCAAAAACCAGTCCATCATCGGCATCTTTCAGGACTCACTGCTCGGTTCGTACCGGCTCACTCGTCAAAACGTGTCATTCACGCCAAGAGATGCTATGAACTTGTTGATGGCCCACACTGCAGTCAATGAAGGCCTCTTTGCAACACGCGCTGAACGCATCACAAACTTTCAAATTCTGTCGCAGATTATGCCGTCGATAACCATGAAATACAAGACCAAGGGATTCGGTGAAAATGACGACTTTGCTACATCGCCTGGCGTGTTTGAGATTGTCGATGGCAAGTATTTGCGCGGACAACTCGACAAGGATGTGCTTGGCGGAGGCAGCAACGGTCTCATTACTCGCACCTGCAACGACTTTGGCAACATGGCGGCTGCCGACTTTATAGACAACCTGCAGAACATTGTCACAGAATACATGAAGAGCAGTGCATACAGTGTTGGCATCAGCGACCTCATTGCTGACCGCGCAACCAACGACCAAATCACGCAGTCCATTACCGCGAAAAAGAAGGAGGTGAAGAACTTAATTGACCAGACGTATCTCGGCATCTTTGAGAATGCAACTGGCAACACCAATGAAGACGAGTTCGAGTTCCAGGTCACCAACATTTTGAACAAGGCCACGAATGATTCCGGCAAAATCGGGCTGAAGAGTTTGAGCAAAGACAACCGCTTTGTCACCATGGTAAAGGCCGGTTCCAAGGGCAGCGACCTCAATATTTCGCAGATGATTGCGTGCCTCGGGCAGCAGCTCATTGACGGCAAGCGCATCCCCTACGGGTTCGAAAACCGCACGCTGCCTCACTTCACGAAATACGATGACTCGCCGGGAGCGCGCGGCTTCGTGGAGAACTCCTTCATTTCAGGATTGACGCCGGAGGAGCTCTTCTTCCATGCTATGGGTGGTCGTGTGGGTCTCATTGACACCGCTGTTAAGACCAGTTCGACTGGTTACATCCAGCGCCGACTTATCAAGGGCATGGAAGATTTGAAAATTGAATATGACATGACCGTGCGCAACAACAAGAGTCGCATCATTCAGTTCAGCTACGGCGAGGACGGCATTGACCCCGTCAAAGTCGAAAGCCAGGTTGTGCCCCTGGTCAACATGGGTCTCGATGAGATTTATGCGCATTACCACATGCCCAGCAGCGACCCCAAGGACGTCGTGTTCACGGCTGCATTCACCAAGGGCGTCATTTCGCGCATGAAGAAGCAGAAGGCCGAAAACGATGCCAAGTGCAAGTTCTGGATTGATTTCATGATTGAACAGCGCGAGGAAATCATCCGAACTGTGTTTCGCAACAAGAATAATGACCGCGTCTTCTTGCCAGTTGCATTTGCCCACACCATCAACAACGTCAAGGGTCTGCAGCAAATCAACAACAACTCCATTGTTGACATCACGCCATTCGAAGCATTTGCCATGATTGAATCAACTTACAAACGCCTGGAAAACATGCACTACTGTGCGCCCACTCAGCTCTTCAAGGTCATGTTCTTCTACTACTTGTCTCCCAAGGACTTGCTCATGGTCAAGCGCTTCAACAAGAAGGCGCTCACGGTGCTGCTGGAGATGATTGTCTTGAAATACAAGAACTCGCTCATTGCGCCGGGTGAAATGGTTGGCATGATCAGCGCCCAGAGCATTGGTGAGCCAACCACACAGTTGACACTCAACAGTGTATCATACGATACGCGCATAATGTTAAAAGTTGATGGGCAAATCAAAGTCCATCAAATTGGAGAATACATTGACCGATACATTGAAAAAGCCGAACGAATGGAAGAACATCCGAACGACACAAAGCTTGGATACATCAATGCGAATGAAGATGTGTTTGTTCCATCAGTTGATGCATTCGGCATTACGAGTTGGAAACGTGTTGAAGCAGTCACGCGTCATCCAGTTGTGAATGCAGATGGAACAAACACTGTGCTTCGAGTCACAACCGAAGATGGCAGACAGGTCATTGCAACAAAGGCAAAATCATTCTTATCCATTGATGCCAAAAACCAGTTGGCCGCAACGAATGGCTCAGAACTTAAGGTCGGTGATTACATTCCAATCAACCAGAGAGCGTTTGAAATGCCAGAGAATGATTCCACGCGTGCATACTTGGTGCAGCATGCTGAAAGGTATTCCAATTTGAAAAACATTTCCGAAGTGAATGACGTCATTCCCACATTTATCCACAACGGAAAGGTGCATACAAAAATGAATCGCAAAAAACTGGCCGCAATCATTGGAACCAACCCATTCCCCGACGTTCGTTTTGACAAGATTGTCAGCATTGAAGAAATTCCAAACCCGACCGAATGGATGTATGATTTCACGGTTGAAGAAACACGCACATTTGTCATTGAAAATGGAATGGCACTTTTCGATACATTTCATACTGCCGGTAGCGGTGTTGCCATGAAGGCGAATGTCACGCGCGGTGTGCCCCGCATTGAGGAGCTCTTGTCCATCACTGAAAACCCGAAGAACTCGTCGTTGACCATTTGCCTGAAGAAGGACGAGGAGACCGACTGCGAGCGCGCCAAGGAGCTGATTGCGCAGATTGAGCTTACGCAGCTGAGCGAGCTGGTGGAAAACGTGTCCATCTGCTTTGACCCCGACGACATGAACACGCTGATCCAGGAGGACCGCAGCACGATGTTGCAGTATTACGAGTACCAGCGCATGCTCAATGAGTGCGCTGGCATTCCAGAAGAAGAAGCAGAAACGGATGACTCGGCGCGCTCCAAGTGGATTATCCGCATGGTTATGAGTCGCGAGGCCATGTTGGACAAGCGCATCACCATGGACGACGTGCACTTCGCAATCAAGAACAGTCATGGCGACGACGTGAGCTGCATTTATGCCGACTACAATGCCGACAAGCTGGTGTTCCGCCTGCGCATGAACAACATCAACGGCAAGAAGCCGCTGAAGCCGAAGGAGAACCCGCTCGACCAGTCCGACAAGATTTACTTGTTGAAGGCATTCCAGGACCAGCTTCTCAACAATATTGTGCTGCGCGGCTTGAAAAACATCAGCAAGGTCACGCTGCGCAAGCTCATGGACACACTGCACAAGGAGGACGGCGCGTATGTGAAGAAAGAGACGTGGGTCTTGGACACGAAGGGGACCAACTTGATGGACGTCCTGGCGCTCGACTACATTGACGTCAATCGCACAATCAGCGATGATATTCAGGAGATTCACAGCGTGCTGGGAATTGAGGCCGCGCGCGAAGCGCTGCTGTCGGAAATGACCGGCGTGTTTGAGAACGACGGCACCTACATCAACTACCACCATCTGAGCCTGCTGTGCGACCGCATGACGGCCAGTTCCAACATGGTCTCCATTTTCCGGCACGGAATTAATAATGACAACATTGGCCCCATTGCCAAAGCGTCGTTTGAGGAGACGCCGGAGATGTTCTTAAAGGCCGCACGCCATGCGGAGCTGGACCAAATGCGCGGCATTTCAGCGAATGTCATGTGTGGTCAGGAAGGATACTACGGCACAAGCAGCTTCCAGGTCATGCTGGATTTGCAGCAGATGATTGCCAAGATGGAAGACATCGCGTTCCAGGCACATGATGAACAAGCGGAGATTGCAGAAGCGATGGGCGCCGCGGCCATGGACACGAGCGCATGTGCGTTTGAGAAGCTAACAATCGAATCGAATGTGGGCAGCATCCAGAAGGTGGACCTGGGCCATGGCGCGGACAATTACAACGTTGGGTTCTAAGATTGCAAGTTATTGCATTGAATTCCATATTGCAAAATCATTTAGCATAAAATATTTTTTTATGCGTAATTATATAAACCAATATACTACAAAATGCAAAACCATGCTCTAGTGGGTTTGGTACAGCAGCCTGTCAAACGAATTATTTCAAGGTTGGTTACTGAAGCTAGTTCGATTTTTGGAGAATACAATGCAGATGATTATCAAAACCTAGTTGCCGTGTTTGCACGATTGAATCAGGAACAGTTGAATGACGTAAATGTGGAAGACTTGAGAGAATTCATTGATTATGGAGTCATTGCGATTGCTCGCCGGTATGAACTTGGTCAGCCAATACATCCGGGAACAATGAACATTCTGATGATGGCGATTCAAGCGTACAACCGAGCAGACGTACATCCTTATCAATTCGGCGTTGAATTCATTGAAGGCATCACGCCAGCCACGGAAGACTTCATGGTTGGAGTCGTTCAGCCAATGACGCGAAATCTGCAACTGTTGGCACTGCATCATGCAGACTGGATAAATCCGGTTTTTGTGGCACGTGAGGCTGCCAGACGGGCGCGCGAAGAAGCACCCGGTGCAGAAACGCACATTGCACGAACGTTGGATGAATTCATAGCCATGAAAGGTGACCCAATGGAAGCAGATGATGATGAAGTGAAATGTCCTTTGTGCATGGAAGAATTCATTGAACGCCCGGAAGATACAATGAAATCAAAATTAAAGAGAAAACCGGTATTTATGCCAGTGGTTTTTCACAAGGATGAAAAGGGAAAATGGTTTCATCCCATGCACACCGCGTGCGTGAATGACGTGCAAAAAGAGGAGTGTCCCATGTGTCGTGTCAAAGTGATATGGCCCAGAATGATGCTGACCCGAAAACCTAGTCGGCGTCCAAACAGCGAGCCAACGCCTGGTCGCAGTGTCAGGCGCAGCCCAAGTCGCAGCCCTACGGGTCGCAGCGTTAAAAGAAGCCCCACCCGGCGCAGCCCTAAGGGTCGCAGTGTAAAACGCAGCCATACCAAACGTGTCTCTGGTCGCAGAAGCGCTGATTTTTAATGTTTTCAATGTATAAAAACGCAACAACAATCATGATTATCATTGACGATTATTCTAAACCGATTTACATTGTCTTTGATTATTGTGAAAAAATTAAAAATTTTAAATTGGACAGTGATTTTTTCAATCCATCTGGACACGTGTTCATTCTGATTTCATGGTTTAAAACAACCAAAATAATGAAAATTTTAAATTCAAACCCGAATTATGAAATCACGATACTGGCAAATTCAATGCAAGAAAAACGGCATTTTGAAAAAATCACAACGAGAGATGTTCTGTTTTGCAATCACAATGCATTTTTAAATGAAAACGTGTTCAACGTCATTGAACATGCTGAAAAACGGCATGAACTCATCATAGATAGCGCATTTCATGAATACAAAAATGTTGAAAAGGCTAGGTTGATTAAAAACACATTGCACATTGGTTATTTCAAAAATGACATAAATGATGTGGTCATTCCAACTTACGGCAAATTTGCAAATTTTAAAAATGGCAATTACAAACGATTGTCCAAACCCCAAATCAACTTGCATTACAATGAATCAAAGGTGGGTGGAATGTTTTCTTTGTGTGAAGGGGCATGTTTCGCGTCCTCTCAATATTTGTTGTCAGGATTGCCTGTTATAAGCACTAAGAGTGATGGAGGAAGAGAGATATGGTACAATGATTTAAATTCCATCATCTGTCAGAATGATGAAGACAGCGTTTACAATGCACATCAACTGGCGCTGAAAAAACTTGAATTGGGTGAATTCAATGCACAACAAATACGGAACCTCCATTTGCAACAAATGGATGAACATAGAAACACTCTAATCGAATACATAAAATGCCATGTGTTGTGCAATGAAACAATTGACATTGATGCAATGAAACAAATGTTTGCTCATTTTTAAACCACAATTAAAATGTAACTTAAATGCATAACACAGTTCCAACCAAATGGATACACAAACAAAACAACTATTTCGACAAATTGACGCATTCATTGTTTCTTGTGCAATTGGAAATAATTGCGATAACACTGAATTGATGCGTTTAGCAAATGAATATCGAAGAAATACCAAAATTCCTTATGAATTAAATTACATGCATATGCGTTCTTTGGAAACCGATGCAGAAAAGGCAATTGCTTTGAATCTTGAAGCCAAAATCAATGACATTGATGTTAATCACACAATGCGACGTTTTTACAGCGAACTGGGTCCAAATGCAAATGTTTTTAAAACTGCACGTTCTTTGTCTCGAAAAAATACAACTATGAAGACATCCCCTACTCCAAAGAAATCTCCTCCAAAATCATGTTCACGCAAACGCTGTAGCATGCTAGGAGGTCGTCGACGACGACGACGCAGTTAAAACAACCCATTTTGTTTATGTGTTTTGAACTATAACACATAATCTAGAGATGCAATCCGGACAATTTATTCATCCGCTGCATCCGCTTCCTCTGCCGCCTTTAATCCAACCCGTTTTTTCACAACGGGAACATATGAAGCGATGAAGTCAGCAACTGGAACAACACCCACCGCAAGTTGGCTTCGGATTTGTTCCACAAAAGCATCATCTGTGCATTGATTTAGAGAGAATTTCATTTCATTTTTATCGCTTCGCACAATTCCATAAGAAATGGGGACATCACGAATCCGTCCACTGGATGAAACATAATAAAACACGTCTGTTTCGCTGGTTCCGTGCAGAACAAGCACTGCACGCCCATTTTCAATTAATGGGTGTTTGACCTGCGACGCAATGAGTGCAATCGGCACCCGGAAATGCTCCGCCAAAATCCACAAGTCTAGGTGAGTCATGTAATGGAATGAGTTCATGATGAAGTCTTGCGAATTGGCAACCAGGGTGCTGCGGTTTGCAGTCAAATGTTTATAGTAATTCATCATTTGGATTTTGTGGGTCTTCATTAGCTCCGCATATTTTGAAACCAGAATCTGTTTTAAATCATCCACGTCCATGTTTTCATATTCTGCATTTTCTTCTTTCATGATGGAAATGAAGGCTCCAAATGTGCATTTTCCAATCGCATCCTCGAATGAAAGAAGTTTCATTGGTTTGGGAAAATAATGAGCCAGTGCGCCAATCAGTGGCTTCACGGACACTGGCACGCAAACCCCGCCTGAAATCGCAACCGTTTCCACATCTCTCCCACGAGCCGGGGAAGGAGAAGAACTTTCCACAACATAATTGCTTGATGGAATTTCTCCCGGATTCAGGTCCGGATTCGCGGTTTCAAACGTGTTGTATCGCGCAAACCGGTTCATGATTCCTGCCGCAGCAGGTTCCAGGTGTTCAAAGTAATGTTCAAGTTGGGAATGCAGCAAAATGAGTTCATCTTCGTTTAGGTCATATCTCACCGGCATCAGCGTTGTCAGTGAAGACGATTGCGAGAGAATGAACCGCCGAATTCGAGTGTATCGCAACAATTCATCTGCCAGTTTTCCATAATAAAAAGTGCGATTGTTCATTTGATTATTTACCAAATTTCTCTCAGGCAAAATGATTTGACATTCAGGAGACTCTGCATTGACCACCCGCATGCATGTGTTTGCACCATACTCAATGCGGTTTTCTGCCGAAATGCACTGCATGAATTCGGATGATTGTCGTTTGAACTCGTATTCTGAGATGAATTTATCAAGCACTGCACCCGACATGTTTGCAAACAGCACAACCGAATCACCCATCTCCCGGCAAATTCGCATAATCTCTCGTATTTTCTCCTCATGTGTGCGCGCTGCATCATTGAATATCACATCTTCCAATCGTTTTTTTCGCGCCATGTTCTTTATTTTGTTTATCATGATGCGCATGGAATTCCGAAACAACTCATACATTTCGGTTTCCAGCTGAATTCGCTGCACATATCGCACACGCGCCACATCTTCTTTGTCGACGGTTTGCACTTCCGCATCCGCATCATGCGGATTTGTCATGTTGTATTCAAACACGTCAAGCGGTTTTATTCCCGCCGGATGAGGCGGAATCTCTTGTTTCGAAATGTGCGGATTTATTTCCACAAATTGATTGGTTTCCGTGAGAACTCCAATCAACATTCCGTCATCAACCACTTTGTACAACGGCTGACACAGAATCGCAGATTTCGTTTCCTTTTTCACATATGTCAAAAACTGCAATGTCTCCATATAAGGCTGCCATATCTCCGGATCGTCCATCATCGCAAAATCCATGTCTATTTCCTCCATTTTTGGGTCCAATGGCGATGCAGCCGTCATGACAATTCCGGCATGCTCCCCACTCGCATCACGTTTCGACACATCCACACCAATGACTTTGGAATCATAATTCAAAATCAGTCGATTGACAGTGAATTTCTCTCTCTTCAAAATGGAAACGATTTCGTCAGCCGACATGTTGTATTTGAAGTTGTACGTTTTTACGACTTTTTGCGGACCACAATTCGGCATGATTTGGGTTTTGATTAATTCCAGCATGACTTTGACATTTTGTATCAAATTTGTCGCTTTCAAACTGAACGATTTCTTGATGTCCGACTTTTTGGTGTTGTCGTTGTCCGTTATTTGATATATTGGTTCATAATAATTGTATTGTTTCACCAGTATGACAGTTGGCTTGTTTGCATTGAACATGTTGTTGGAATAGTGATTCGAGGGACACACTATGTTCAGTGCATCACTGTTGTCGTCCTTTGGAATTTCTAGAATCACCAAATTGAATCCAATGTTGCGGAACACTTGCTCTTTGCTCACTCCCTTTTCTTGCACTTTTTCCAATATTTGTTGCTGCGAATTGAATATTTTCGGATTAAATGTGGTGAAAATGTCCCACATGTATGTGTGGTCTATCACTGAATCGTCGCTTTTAATGAACTCCCTGAAATTCTCATATGCATTTATCGTGTTGTTCATTGCAATCTGGATTCGTTCTCTCGTTTTATCACTCTTGCCCTTTGCACTCTCCATCATTTTTCTGACGTACTGCGTTGACCGATAAATCGATGCAGCCGCGTGAACTTCTTTGCCTTCTCCTGGCGCAGGTTTGAACGTGTCAACCAACGTTCCATTTTGATATGTCAAAAATGAATCCAACGTTATGCCATCCAATATGATTTGCTTCATCTCGGTTATGCTTTTGGGACGGTCATCCTGCCTCATTGCAGCCATGCACGCAATGAACGACTGACGTTCACTCAGCCTCGAAGGACGCCCCATTGCGTCTTGCTCCGATTCCTGCACACCATATCTCAACAAGCATGCCACATTTTTCTTCAGAGTTTTGTTGGTCTGGCTCACTTGACACGTGCTGTTGTCATAATTCAAAAACCGTTGCACCGATTGCGGTAAATAACCACGACGCCCCATGGGAATTGGAAACTTATCCGGTCCAACAATGTAGTCATCCATTGCTTTTTGAACCGCGGGAACCGGTGCTTCTACCACTGAAACCTTTGACTTCGGGGCTGCCACGGATGTGGCCGAAGGCGCTACAGTCGAAGGCGCTTGCTGCCCTTTGGCCATTCTCAGTTTATCCTCACACACTTTCAGGTCGCCAAATTTTTGCTGTTTTTTAAAGCAGCAAGGAACGCACAACCCATCCGGATGCACACTAGTGTTCAAAAACCCGGGATAATGCTGTATGTATCCTTTTGCACCCATGTGCTCTTTCCCGTAGTCATTAAACTCAAATATGTATTTGTCCAACGTCACCTCTTTGTCTTTTTTTCCAATGATGTGCCGTTCCAATTTCTTGTCTTTGACTTCTTCCTCGGTCATCGGTCGGCGGTCTTTGAAACTCCAGTATCGAGGACACATGTAATAATACTTATTATCTGGTTCAGACCCGTATTCCAGCGCATCTTTCAACATCGGCCGAAATTTCGGGTCAGCGTGCAATTCATCGTATTCTTTCTTTGACAAAACAACCGGCTGGCGTTTTATGTTCGATTGACAATTCGTGGAATACGTGTCATAGTCCCCCGACTTTTTGGATAAAAACAAAATCGGTTCGCTCTTTTGCAGCTTGTATTCAAATGGATTCGGATTTTTCAGCGACTGTGGTGCATATGCAGTGCCAGGTCCTGCATCCGAACCAATCGATTCCGAATCGGAGTCAGAATCGGACTCGCCTCTGGCTGCTGCTGCCTTTTTGGGCGCGCCACCAATCAGTTCCTCTTCCTCTTCCTCACTGCCTTCACTGCCTTCACTTTGCATCAGCGTGTCCATCATGTCATACACGTCCGCTTCTCGGCCTGCCATCTCTTCTTCGCCTTCTGCTTCCACTGCCCGTTCAAATGCAAGACGCTCTTCAAACGAGAGGTCGGCAACAAATGCAGGAATTTCTCCTTCTTTTTCCGGCTCGTCATTCAATTCTCCCACTTCTACAACTTTTCGACGGGGTTGCTTGGAACACAGTGCCTCGATAACAGAGAATGGCACGCGCGTGGTCATTTCATCTTTGCGTTTTCCATACATTGCAATCCGCATTATGGCATCCAAATACATTTCCAGTAAACCAATGTACCGCACATTGTTTATGTCGCTCACTTCAAGATGCAGTTCCATGTTTTCGCGACGCACAATGGTTAAAAACCCGGGCTGTTTCACGCGCGTTCTAATGCGCCGGTGTGCGCCTTCCATCACTTGTTCGGCCGCTTTGTAATCCGCCACCCGCTGTTTTGCCGCTTCCTCCGTCCTAACAAGCCGGTTTTTGACAAGTCCAGACACTGTGCTGGCCAGACTCGCGCCCTTGCGCATGCGGTCGGCAATGTAGGCTTCCGCTCCAATCTGCTCATCATAATTTGAAACACGTTTGTATCGCATGCTGATTTCCCCCTCGGTTTCATCAACCACTGTCATAATGGCCGACATGCATCCAATCACGTTTTGAGTCCGTATCATTGGCACATCCACCACATAAGACGCATGCACAATGTCCACGATTTCCACAGTTGGAACCGCGATGCTGCAAAACAGCTCAATGCTGTTCCCACTGGTGCTTTGCACGAAACTCCGCGCTTCTTTCAGCAATGGGTTCAAACATTTTCGCAACACATGATTCACTGGATTGTCGTAATCGTTTTTCACATTCCCATATGGAATCGCTTTTCGGAAATTCGCTCTGACATGCACATTCGCTTCTTGGTCAAATTCGCACACAATTTCACATGCAAACCCATCATGTTCACACTCCATGAATGCCGCAACGCGTCGTCGTTTTCCGATTTCACCATCCAGACGCATGATTTTGGATTTCGACAATGCTGGAACTAGGTCGCCTTTTTTCGTCGCGTCCGGTGCATACATTCGATACACCTTTTCTCTCTGTCCTGCAGGATTGTACTTGACAAGCGGGGTTTGTTCCGTGCTGTGCAGCACCTTGAACAAACTGTCCAACGGCATCGCAAACCGGACAACTTGACGCATGATGAAATGCACCGACTTGATGCCACGCTCAATGTAGCGCAGCTCCGCCGGGTTTTGCCGTTCTGCATAAACTTGATACATCACATCCACCGCCTCGTTGTGCTGAATGAACGCCGCGTCAATCAGCTGCTTCGTCTCGTCCAGAAGCTCCTGCTTGCGTTCCGCCAGCTGCTCCCGCGAGACAATCCCTTTCTCATGCAAGTATGGATAATACAGTTTTATTATCTCGGCATCACTTGCACCCGAATCTGCAGCCAATGCATCTTCTGCGCAACACACGTTTATTTCATTGTCGTAAATCAATCCGCAATCCAGCAACACATCCCCATTCTTCGTTTTGACCATATGCGGTTTTTTCAACTCCGGGTCCATCAGCGGCTCATGAATTGGGTCAGCCGGCATGGGATAATCGTACTGCAGTGATTGCCCCAACGGCACCTCCATTCTTAATCCATCCGTGCTTTGCACTTTTTGAAAAAATTCAGACATTTCTTCAAATGTGTAGTCCGTCCTTTCTGATGATGCGCTCATGCTTGCACATAGGTGCACCGCCAGTTCCGGACTTTTCAAATTCTGACACAGCGTCATCAATCGCCCGTGTGAAATGCTGGAGAGTCGATTCCCGCATGTTAGTATCTGCTTTATGCGTTCAACGGTCAAAAATGGTTGCACACTTGCGAATAGATAGAGCTCATCATATGAAACCGATGGCAATTCTATCAATATTTTGCGCTTAATGGCTTCTATTGTGTCATCCGGATGTATCCGCTGGTTCGAGTATTTCATTCTCTCATTTGGATGGGTCGGCGGCGGACCAAACACGATTGTTTGATTTTTTCCAACCACGGACACCTTGTACACGGGACCAACGTCATCTAAACTCATCTCAAAACAAGGACAACTATTACAAATGCAATTATATAATTATTGATATTATATAATCACTTTATCATTAAATGATTTGCACCATGTTATATTTATTTCTCATTTAATAAAATATTTGGTTATTATAAACCCGCAAACGTGTAAAAACTCGCACAATCATGTTCGACTCATGCTATTCTCTCAACATCCTGCTTTTCATCGGTGTTGTCTGGTGCATGCTCTGGTGGTTCTACAATTATTTCATTCGCACCCCTTCATTTCATCCATTGGGAACCATCTTCATGCATGTTCCGTCATGGATTCAAAACTTGACTCCAAATGTTTCACTGAATCCAAAAAAAAACGACCCGAAACTTCTCAACATTGATGGCTGGAGCATTGGACACGTTCTGATTTATGCAACCATTGGTTTGTTTTTTCCTGGCAAATACATCGAAATATTATTGATTTCACTTCTCTGCGAAACATATGAATATTATGTGGGTTGGCGCGCCAGATGGCTCCTCGACCCCGTTGCAAACATGGTAGGATACATTGCAGGAAGTCTTGCTGAAAAACATTACAATTTCAATTTTTATAATCGACTAAAGCGCATATTGATGTTCAAAAAGATAGGCTGTTCCTTTTCCTTAATTGCAGTGCTGTTGCTGATAATGTTTGCAAACCAGCCCAAATTCATGAAGTATTCATTTTATTAAGATGATGATGTTCGCGATTTTCTGGTTTTTTTGACATGTGGCACGCCGTGTTTTCTCTTTTTGGTTGTTTTGTTAGACGCCACATTCGAGTGGTGAGCGGATGCACAATGAAACACGCACTCCGCAGCCATTCCAAAATCGTTTTCTTCGTCGGAATCACACTTGCACAAATGATATGACCTGTGTTCATTTTTGTGGCGAGGCGCCGAAGAAGGCACCAATGAAAATGGCGATATTAGTAGTTCCTTAATGTCGGGCATTGTATATTATAATACATGCATTATAATACACACCATGTGCAATTGTTTATATTTTTTCGCCACATAATTCGTTGTGTCATTGGGTCATTGTGTCATTGTGTCATTGGGTCGTTGTGTCAATGCATTAAAAACAATTTAAAACAATCCATGTATGCAATCTAATTAAACCATGAGCCGCACATATCCAGACGTTCGCACGCTTCGCGAAATAAACGGGTCAATGCAATGGATTCCTGCGCCTCCCGATTGGGTCGAAGCATACATGCAATACAAAACTCGTCCAAACCACGGACCTGAAGTTCCGTTCAATTACAACAACCAATTTCTTGTGTATCGGCAAGACAACAACTGCTACATGCCGACGCGCATTCAGGATTCTGGCACGGGAGACACTTACGCGATTATGGACTGTGCTGACGTCAAGGTATTTTTGCAAGACATGGACCCAGTGAATTGGTATCCGGCGCGAAATTACCAGATGTGGGCTTTCCGCGACTTCATTTACGATGCGGCGCGTCCCGTGCGCAAGTATTATGCGTCCAAGTATTCGTCGCACCTGTTTTTTCAGCGCGGGTCATCAACTCAAACGGTGACATACATCGACATCGACGGCCTGCCGCCCAACATCATCTTCTCCGTGTCCCGGAATGACAATGGAAGTGTGTATTACGAGAGAAATGACGCGCACAGCACGCGAGTGCGCATATGCGACCATGAGGGCGCGCGCGCGGGGTTTCGCGGGTTTTACACGCGGATAACAATGGACCCCGGCATCATTGTGTCTCCTCCGACGAGTGCTGTGTCGTCGCCCATTCCCATTCCTTCATACACTGCATCATCCGCGAATCCATTGCCATTGCCATCTGGCATTGTCTTGGAAAAGACAAACATTGAAGAGGAACAATGCATCATGTGTTATGAAAACAAGAAAAATATAAAGTTTGCACCGTGCAATCACAATGTTGTGTGCAGTGATTGTTATACCAAACTGGTCAAACCGCGTGAGTGTCCCGTCTGCAAACAGGCGATTGCGTCGCTTCTACCATTTTAATCGTGCAACTCGTGCCAAGTCATCGGCGACCACGCCTTCCGCCTGGTTTTTTGCCCTCTTTTTTGCATGCCATTTCCCAAATGTTTCGATGAAGATGTGGCGCGTTGGAAACACGCGTGCAACATCTTTTCTCACTTTTTTCCACATCGCAACCACGCGCTTCGAATCGTGAAATTGTTGCACCGTGCGTATTAGCCCCATGGCTTCATCCTGCACCTCGGCCACATTGCCGGAATGCACCGCTTCATAAAATTCATTCACTTCTTCCACCATCCACTCGTATTGAAACAGTTTGTTTCCATTAGAGGCAAGTCTCTTTTTCTCGTCTGTCATGGTGCGATAACCAACAATGTTGACCCATGATGGGATTGGAATTTGGGCCGAAGTCATTGTGATAATGTTATTATTATTAGTATACATAATTCATGCATATATTTTTCATGAATTATGCGACATGGTGATATGTGATAATATCACAGTTTATGCGCTCCAAACGTCATTGTTGAATGGTGAAACCAGAATGTCGCTCAACCTGGTCTGCCAGTATGCCACGCGTTGCTGCCGATTCACGTCTTTCAATGTCTTGGGATAAATGCTCGCGGTCTTCATGTCATCTGCTTCCGAGGCCGTTATCTGTGGCTTGAAACCGTAGCAGTTGATGCCAAATCGCACGTCGGGATTTGCAATGAACCCGCCGTTGATGCCTGGACGCCCGCAATCGTTTTCATGCCCCTTAATCTTTTGCAGCCGGTCCCACGTCTTTTTCTGAGTGGGAAACAGAGCCATCTGATTGTCCGACCATCCGTAGCTGCACCACTCACCGCCATTGCCATACGCTTTCTCTATCTCATCATACGAAGCAAGTCGGGCATCAAAGGCCTTGCACACATCCTTGGCGTCTTCATATGTGTATTCATTTCCAGGCACGTGGAACACTTGCTTAAAATACCGCAACTCAGGGACCGAGGTTTCCGAATCGTTTTCGGGTTGTTGCACCGTGATGTCGACTTCCGGCTTGTCGCTGAACAGGTTCTTAACACTGGCAACAATGTTGACGTTAAAAAAGTACTGGTATCCGTTTATCATCAACAACACAATGAACGTGCCCCACATGATGACTTCCAACAACTTGGCTCCCCCGGTTGAGGGGGTTGGTCCACTGGAGCCATTTCCGCCAGGCATGGTTGAAAACACAATGTAGTATAAAAATATGGTCAACGACAACACCCCAAGCATGATTAATTTGCCATCGGTACTGGTTTTATTGACAACATCGATGTATTCAAGTGGGTTTTGTCCTATTCCGGTTATGGAATCATATGAAACATTCATTTTACCCTTTGTCGATTGTGTATATGTGTATAAAATTATAAAATATTATTATTATTTCACTTTGCGATAAAATAGGCAATATGGAAGGTTGCTCACAATCGAGTCTCCTGTGAGTGGCACTTCTTTCACAATTGTGTCATTGCATCCGTACCACTTCCCATTCGCATTCTTTATGGTTGCAGTGTAATGACCACCCATGGGCGAACCGCCGTGATGATTGCACACTCCGAATAATTCATACACATAGCTCTCTTTATTGTATCCAATGACATACTTGGAAAAATCCACCATGTTGCACGGCACTTCAACCGGAACCTGGATTTTGCGCATGTGTCCTCTCGAAGTCATTTCAAATCGCTTTAAAACAATGATGAGCACATTCGGCAAGCTCCAAAAGGCGAGACGTTTTTGAACATCCTGCTTTTTGCCGGTGGTTTCATTGAACCACGCATTTTCCCCGCTCAACACTTCCGGCGCAGAGTTGTGGTCCATGCAATCAAACAGCGACACTGCCCTAAATGCATTTGCACCATTGTTTGGAAATGAGAGATTCAGAATGCAGAATGGTTCGGCTTTTTTGCTCAGAGCACATTTCGATTCAGGCGCAAGTGGTTCGATGAGAGATATTTGCACCCCGTAAAAAATGTTCAGCACCTCCGAATACTGCTTTTTGAACATGGCAGTCATCATTTCATAACACTCCTTGGCGGTCTGGTCGGTGGCATTGCGTGCAACTCCGCGCACCTTCATTTCCACTTCGCGAGACATCGCGGTGTGAAAGCAGTCCATTAAAAACATCAGGAATTCGGCCACGTCATTTTGCTGGTGCCCTGAAAAAAGGTCCATGTTTTTCATACGCGCAATCTTTTGCATGGCCGACACAAATCCGCCCGGAGAAATGATGCAGTTTTCGGCCCACATCATTGCACGCAGCTTGTCCCATTCATGCAACAACACGGAATCCACTTTGTGATTCAATCGATTCTTGTATTCCCCATTGTTTTTCGAGAGAAAATCATTAAATTCATAGGTGTGTGAAAGAAGTTGCAGACACGAATTCACGTAGCAAGTGTTTCCCAAATTGGCGAGACCACTTAGACCCTTGTCTTTGTAAGCCGTATGGCTTGAAACCGTCATTTACGCGCAATAATTTAACATATCGGCATCTATTTATGCACATTTGCAATTATTATATTTGTTTCATGCAAATTTTGGGGAATTTCTCTCTGATTGATTCATCAAATCCATTAAGCTTGTCGAACAAGTTCACAAATTTCAGAGCCCGTATACCGCAGCAGCCGCCCGGATTTCGTCATCAGTCGCTAATAAACCAGGCATATTTCTTTTCAGAAGTTCTTTAATAGACATTGTGGGACGCAGATTTTTCAATAATTCTATTAAATAATTATAGGCTATGTGGTTTTGAGTGGCATTTCCTTTCAATATGGAATATGGTTCGCCAAATATAATTTCACAATGTCCTTTAACGTACACATATTTGAGTGATGGATTTAATGGATTCGCCACTGAACGGTTGAAATACGAAGTAACCGCGGGCGGTCCAACATCGTGTTTGTTGGTCACACGCCAACTTGGAATTCCCATGCCAAGTGTTCTATCATTGAAATTTGTTGCGAATGTTTGATTTCCAGGTGCTGCAGCACCAAAACTATACATCCTTAATTCAATGTTGGATGGAACATCGGGGGTCGAAAAGGGGAATGGTGATAGAACTTCTTTTTGCATAAGTGTGTATTGAATGTCATAAGCATTAATTAAAGCCAATGCACCTCCCATACTATGACCGGCACACCATATTCTGTATCTGCCAGGTTTTTTCAAAAGTTCATTTATGTATTCTGACACAACAGTTCGTGGACTGGGTTGAACATTTAATGCATTCCCAGTGTAAATTTCATGAAACCCTTTGTGAATTTTTGCATCTAAAAAGTCAACAAGTTCAGTTTTAGTATGTTGCATCAATTCGTTTGCTCTCACCATGCCACGCCATATGATATAAACATCAATGTGGCCACCTACTAATCTTGAATTATGTTCGTTCTCCACAGTCCAATAAGCGGAACTTGTGCTTTCAATGATGAAACCTATCGGCAGCGGAGAAGAAGTTTTTTCATATGAACCATACATAATCTTAGTAGGGTAATTCGAAGAAAAACGGGGTTTTAAAACACCCAATGTCCATCCATTTAAAGTCTTATTTTTATCCAAAAACATGTACATCTCATATGCGGACATTGACATTAACATCAACTCGGTGGCGGATATTAAATCAAAATTTATTATGGTGTCACCATTGTCGGGCTCTTGTTCTGTGTCATCTGAGATATATTGCAATGTGGGGTCCAAATCAATAAAACCAGCACCGAAAGATGTAAGAGACGAAACCGGACTGGTTCCTGCGACCCCTTCAATGACTGAGTTGCTGGAAATGGTTCCATTGTTGGTGATGGTGCCTGTGTTGGTGATTGTGCCGATATTGGTGATGGTGCCATTGTTGTTGATGGTGTCATTGTTGAAGATGGTTCCCACATTAACAATGGTGTTGTTGTTGTTCTGAATGGTTCCATTGTTTGTTATGGTTTGCGGGTTGTGAATGGTTCCATCAATTATGATAGTTCCATCATTAGTCAAATTATAATTGGACATCAATAACGTCTCTCCAAATGGAATTGTTAGAACATAACCATGAGGAATTGTGGCATTGCCAATCAATGTCCAAATGTTTCCGTTTTTGGTTGCTATTTGATGCAAAGTTTTGAAAGATGGAATGGCAGGTGCGGTTGCAGATGGTTGTATTAAAACGCGTTTGGGACATCCATAAGCTCTGCTGTGGTTTGCTAAACCAGACCTTCGTCTTCCTGCCATAGAAATGTGTTTATAATATATATATATGCGTTTTAAATATTCACTATTTTCGAATGTTTCAACAATTTCTCTCTGATTGAGTCACAAACATTCCAAATTTTGGAGACATTTTGGAATGTTGTCAGATTAACATTATCACATGTATCTGTGTTTTGTTGCATCAAAGTTTTGTATGATTTGTGTTTGTGTTAATTCCGCATTATAATAATAAAATTGTCCGATTTCGCATTTTCCATCTCCACCAAATCCAGATGAAATTGTAAGATTTTGTGTAGGAAAACGAACGCTTGATTCCGTGCTTGACACAGAATGAACTTGGCGACCATTTGCAAATATCCTGTTCATTCTTCCTCCTCCATTGCCAAATTGAACATTTGCTGTGTATAGTGTCCAGCCATTGCTTAAAACGCCTGTGATCGATTTAAATCTATTATCCCTGGACGCCCCGTTCAAATGCAATTGCAATGCAGAATCTGCGGTATAGATGAAATTATATCCGTCATAATCTTGTGGCTGGTAAAACATTTTACTTACCAAAGAACCTTGCGAACCCACATTGTTGATTCGAGCCCACACTTGTATTGTAAATGGCGTGTTTGCCACAGGGTTAATCGCAGTAGCTTGATTTATTTGAGCGAATTGACCCGTTGTTGCACGGTTAAAATCAAAATACTTGTTGTTCGCATCTTCTATTACAAATGTTGGCGATCCAATGAGTGTTGCACTGTAAGACCCTCCTGAATCAAGATTTGTCCAAGTTGTCCCACTGCCGGAGTAAGAGGTCGAGTTATTAGCATCCAAATATATTATGCGGTTCTGAATCAATAAGCTTGTTACTGTAGGAGTTACATCAACCGAAATAGAATTGCTGCTGAATGAACCCGAATTGATTGCTTTTAATTTTACGGTGTATGTGGTTCCATTTGTCAACGGTGTTGATCTTGATGTATCGGATGACAGAGTTTGTATGTTAACAGGACTATAAATTTGGGGTGGGTCAAACGGTAAAAAGGTGGCGCCATCATCGGTGGAATATTCATAGTTTGTTACCGTTCCACTTTGCGTGAATAAAATATATGCTTCTGTATTTCCTCCGACACTCGACAATACGGTGGGTGCTGCTATAGTGGGTGCTGGTGCGGGTGCAGGTGCAGGTGCTGGTGCGGGTGCGGGTGCTGGTGCTGGTGCTGGTGCTTGTGTTTGTGCAACGTCGGTAAATGCAGTTGCAGATGGTTGTATTACAACGCGTCCAGGGCATGCATAAGCTCTACTCTGGCTGGCTAAACCAGATCTTATTCTTCCTGCCATATAAATGTGTTATATATATACGTGCGTTTTAAATATTCACCGTTTGCAAATGTTTCAATAATTTTTCTCTAGATGTTTTTTGGCAAAGTAGCTTTTTCACATTTTTTCGCACCATAATGCTTTGGGGATTTTTGTTCTAAAAAAGTTCCGCAAATTACCTAGTGCCGCGCGTTTTTGCGCAAAAAGGTAACGACGTAACGATTTTCGGACATTTTTTTTGTCCAATTCCTGAAAATTTTTTGACTCTTGTGCAAAGAAAAATGAAAAAATAACAAAATTATTTTTCAAGTTTTGTTTTAAAAAAATGAGAGCATTATGCAGCGCTTAAAAAAAGGCACCAGAAATGCAACTTTTTGGCCCCAAAAAAAACTTAAAAAAAGGCACCAGACCCAAAATCACATGTTCTAAATGTTCAAAAAAATCCTTTAGCATTTAGAACAAGTGGTTTTAGCATTTAGAATAAATCTTTTGGCATTTAGAATAAATCCTTTAGCATTTAGAATAAATTCTTTTAGCATTTAGAACAAATATAATATAAATACAAATGCCATTAATAAAAATAACTGGATGTAATATGACGACAATGAATCACAATACAGAGACATTGACAAATGGATTGTGTCTTGATGCATGCAATTCAGAAGAATCTAAAAAATACAAATGTGAGTATTGCTCTAAAAATTATGGCACACGCAATGGCAAGTGGTATCATGAAAAAAAATGCCCACACAAGCCAGTAGATGAGCCTCCTTTAAAAAAAGCATTTGAATGTCCGCATTGTGGAAAAGGATATGATGCTCGGAATAGTTTGTGGTATCACGAACAGAAGTGCGCAGATAAGATGCAAAAAACAAACGCAACCAGCATTGCAGTTATTCCTGAAATGCACATTGACATGGAATCCGCACCCATAAAAAGTATTAAAAAATTAAACAAACCATCAACCACCGAATCTGTTGCTGCATCTACTGCACCCTCTGCATCCGCTGCATCCGCTGCATCCACAGAATTCAACATGATGAAAATAGTGGAACAGCTGATGGAGCAGAATAAAACGCTGCAAACCCAACTCATCGAGTTGAGCAAAGAGAGAAATACGGTAATAAATAACACGACGAACAACACAAATCAACAGTTTAATTTACAGGTGTTTTTGAACACGGAATGCAAGGATGCAATTAAATTGAGTGATTTCGTGAAATCTCTCAACATCACGGTGGAAGATTTGGAATTCACAAAGAACAATGGCCTCATTGAGGGCGTGAGCTCCATCATCGTGAACAATTTGAAAGGCATGGATGTGCACAAGCGCCCAATTCACTGCACCGATGTGAAACGCGAAGTCATGTACGTCAAAAATGACGAATGGGAAAAAGACGAAGACTTTGCAAATATCAAGAAATTCATTTACCTGACATCGTGCTATCAAATCAAGCGCATTCAGGACTGGATTGATGCGCATCCTGGGTGGGAAACGAAGGAAAAGCTGCAAACCGAGTATTTAGCCCTGTGCAAAGAGCTTTACAAAAACATCGAAAACGACGACCATGCACACAAAAAAATCATAAAAGGGTTCATCAAAAACATCCAAATCGATAAACATAAATGAAACCAAAATGCAATAATTTGATTGATTTTTTCAATGAAATTAGTGGAATTTAATTACTAATTACACAATGATATAAATAAAATATTGCATTGTATTATAAAATGTCTTTGAACCCCGATTTTTCTGCTGCCGACGCTTCCACAAAGTTGTCTTTCAACATCAATGCATTCAATGGAAACACGACCAACTTCAACCGTGCTTGCCCGAGTCCGAAGACTGTTCCCATGCCGGTTCAACCGCGTCAGGAAGTCCCATTGACGCATTTAAAACCAACTTCTGGTTTGATTAGACCAATGTAATGTTTCATGCTGGATTTACATCAACGATGGTGGGTGCATTTGAAATCTCTCCACACAATGATTGCGTGAGTGTTGTTCGAATTTGAGCAGTTGTCATTTCTTTGTCTGATGCCAAATACCACAATTTGCAATAAGCTGCTTCCAATGTCATGTCATGACCGCTTATTACATTGTATTTTTGCATCAGTTTTCCCGTTTCATAGTCATTCATGTCAATGAAACCTTCAATGCATTGGCTGATGTTTACAATGACTATGTTGCGTTCATTTAATGCAGTTAAAAATCGCATGAATGAAGGATTGAGAATTGGACCGTCGCCAATTCCGTATGTTTGCAGTATGATTCCGCGGACATTTGGGTTGGCAGCCATTTGTTCCATGGTTTTGAAGTTGCAGCCTGGTGTTATAGTTGTCACCAACACTTCAACCGACGGGTCATAGAAATGAGGTTCAATGCCGGCGTGTGAATGTGCAATGGCGGGTGCAGATGCATTTAAAACTGGCAATCGCGCATATCCGAATGCACCCAGGTTTGGAAAGTTCGGACACGCGAACGCATTCAACTTATTGGAACTGATTTTCTTGCATCGGTTTCCTCGCATGACTTGGTCCGCAAACACGACCACCACCTCGTGAAGTTTATTGTAAAAGTGTGTTGCAAATATGAGAGATGCTAACAAATTGTCAATTCCGTCAGTTTTTAATTGTTGCAATGGAATTTGAGAACCCGTCATGACAACCAATTTATTCAAATGTTGAAGTGAATATGAAAGTGCGGATGCAGTGTATGCCATGGTGTCTGTTCCGTGAATGATGATGAAACTTTTATATCGGTTTGCATTTGCAATGATGTCGCGCGTGATTTTATTCCAGTCATTGCACGAGACGTTCGACGAATCAATCAATGGATGGTATTCAATTAATCGAAAACGTCCAATCGAATGATTGGATTTTAATTTCAATTCATGTTTCAAAATCGATTCTAAATAACCTGGTTTTGGTTTATTTCCATTGGAAGATTCAACCATTCCAATGGTTCCTCCAGTGTATAACACCAGAATTTCACGACCATGTTTATTGTGTCGAATCGTTTTTTTCATTTGTTCATATTATAATCTGATATTTATATTTGCATTTACATTTTTGGGATATATGGGGTCATCCAGGAATGATGTGATGGGTCATCCAGAAACCGACATCTTACTATATGCATTCCGCTCCTTGTTGTTCCAAGCAGTTCGCAACGAATGTGCACATGGCTCAGTTGGCAGACATCGCGTCTAACAACTCACATGTCGCAAGTTCGAATCCCATGAGTGCCACTGCGAAACACAAGGGAAAAAACAGTTGTGCCCCATCTCACCAAAATCTTAGGGGGGTCCACTAAAAATTTCCCACACAAAGCAATACCGGTATAGCTCAGCGGCAGAGCGTCTAAAACATCGTCGGTCATCTAATTCGATGTGTATAACATCCGAAAGACTGATGGTTATCGCCTTATAAGCGGAAGGTCACAGGATCGAAACCTGTTGCCGGTAAAATTCCAATTCGCCAACTTTAAAGAAGCTGGTGGTCATAGCTCGAGGGACCATAAACATGAGCATGTAATACCGGTGTGGCGCAGAGGAAGCGCGCGTGGCTCATAACCACGAGGTCATACGATCGAAACGTATCTCCGGTATCTATTCCAATTCGGCAACTTTACAGAAGCTGCCCGTCTAGATGCTGATGTTAAACGCATTATCGTCAAGCTGGACGTTAAACGGAGCAACCCTTGTCAAACCACCTCCACGGCGGACGTAAAACATCGTCGGGTGCACCTATTGACTATGCTTATGCCAACATACGGTCTAGTCCGAATATCTGATGGTTATCTCTCTTTCTCATTAAAAGAACGGTGCGGGATCGATACCTGCAGGTGGTAAAACAACATCAATGTCGCACAGATGCATTCAGTGCATCAGAGCCTTCGCGCGCACACGCAAGCGGAGTAATAACAAACCTACATAGCTCAGCGGAAGAGCGCCGGGACCCAAACATCGTCTAATCAACCAAATGACAATGTGTGCTTCGTTGCAGACATAGTCCGAATGAACGGATGGTTATCTAACTCGGAGGTCGTGAGATCGAAACTCATTGTAGGTATCCACTTTTTTGCCATTGAGTTTACCAGAGTAATGTACGCGCATTGATTAACAATTATTTGTATTTATGCTTAAAAAAATGACAATAATGTATTTAAATACAACATTTTCAAATGCCTAGAAATAGAGATAGAAATCAAGATAGAAACACGAATGGGCATCAACAAGAGCGACCATTCATATCATCAGATGAAATAAACACTATTCCATATTACAATGCTAGATTGTTTGCAATGTTTGAAAGTTTGATTCAAAGTTATACCCATTTCACATATCATTCGAATCACATGTATCATCTTTTGGAACGAGCACTGCATGGAACACAAAATTCAATCAATTCAAATCCGTATCCATGGTTGTTCATTCCAAATCCACAACAACAACCGCAACCAATGCATTCACATTATTGGACTCAGCCACCGCCACATTCACATGCACCCCAACCACAGCCACCGCCACAGCCGCAATCACAGCCCCAACAACAGCCACAGCCACAACAATATCAGCCACAGCCACAGACACAACAATATCAGCCACAACCACAGACACAGCCAAATCGACAATCCGTTCAATATGCAAATGCATGGAGAAGCATTCCATTAAGAACGACGCGGACAACTACCCTTGAAAATGAAATCATGAGTGCATTGTTGGGAATGATGTATCAACCAGAAGAACCAAGGTTGACACAAGCGGAATTGGATGAGAGGGTTGAATTCACACAATTTGAAAACATTCAACGTCCACTAAATTTAGTGTGTTCAATCACACAAGATGAATTTGAACCAAGACAACGAGTTGCACGCATTCGTGATTGCGGACACATATTCAATCCAGATAGTTTGTCTCAATGGTTGCGCATAAACAACACATGCCCCACATGTAGACATAATTTGCGCAATCGTCGCACGTCCACAATACCTGTATCAAGAGCTGCACCAGCACCAGCAGCAGCAGCAGCAGCACCAGCAGCACCAGCAGCAGCAGCACCACCAGCACCAGCAGCACCAGCACCAGCACCAGCAACTGCGTCTACATCGAGACGTGGTTTTACGATTCCACTTGAATCGGAAATCAACATGACTGAGTTTTACAATCAGTTGATACAAAACAGACAAAACATTCCTGGATTTGAATTAAACGCGATGAACGATGACTCGATTGTGTTTTCGTTTGACTTGTTGAACAGACCATCAATGAATGGTTCGTCCGGGGCAACAGGACCAGGCCCTCGAAACATCGATGATGTTGATTAAATTTAAATAAATAATAATAATAAATTATATATTGACACATCAAGAAACCGCTTTCAATGTTTTCAGGAGCAGCAGCACCAGCAGCAGCATGCCCAGATGAATCTTACAATAGATTGTTTATTGTGGCGAGCCATTCTGAAGTTATATACCCAACTCAACAAGTTGATATTCCACGAAATATGACAGTTGCAACCTTGACACAATTGAACCAATCCATTCATTTAAGAGGCGGACAAATTCCAATCGACCAGTTCAGAGGCATTTTCAGTAAGTATGGTCATAATGCTTTAGGACTTGCACAGCCAGTTCTGCCAACAGATTCAGATATACAAGAAGTATTGTCTAGATTGCGTGCAATGGAAATAGTCTATGCAACTCATCATGGCAACCCACAACCTCTGTGTGAAATGGCACAGAGAAAAAATGAGGCAAACATGACACTGCAAATGTGTTTTCTCCCAGGCAGTTTCGTGCAAACGGGAATTTATGAATTTTCTCTGGTTCAAGACGGTGTGGATGTGAGCGACGCCATTCTTGGACCAAAAGTTGATCCTGGCATGCAATTGTATCGTGACACAAGTGATAAAGACAGATTAATAATTCAGACAGAAAAGGCAATTATGCAATCACATGTTGTGCCAGGTGGATTTGTTGCATGCCCACCAGACCAAATAATTATGAACCGTTCCGGTGGAAATATAGTTCAAGCAGACATTGACAGTTTGCGTGAAAATCGCACAAAATACAGAAGTGCGATTCAATTTGAACCACCCATAGAAATATTTTGTTCTCATGACATTGCAGATGAGGAGCAGTTGCGCAAACAGATATTAGAGTTAGTTGCAAACCATGACACTGCAGTCCAACCAACATGGGTTGAAACATATCATCGTGATCAGCCTGGAACTCAATCAGTAATCCAAGATATACGACTCAGTTTGAAACGCGCTGGCATCAAATTAGATCCATTAGTTAACATGTTGATACACAATGTAATTGCTTCCATACATCGTTCTAAAAGTTATGCTGATTATAAAACAGTCACAAGTGGTTATAACCCAATTCGTTCAAATGAACTTTTTAATAAAATTCGCAGATATTCTGGAAATGACAACGTGTATGTTGTGTTCATTGGTTGTAGGTACGTTCCAAGCCCTGACCCTGCAGACCATGCCGTCATGCATAGTCCAACAGCATCAGGTTCAACTGGAAAAAAACAACGCTTTGGAGGAAACCGTGGAACTGTGAAAAAATTTAAACCCCGTAAAACACTAAAAAAAATGAATAAAAAAAGATTCGCATTTCGTTCACATCATCGCAAATAATTTTATCAGAATTATCACAAACATCCACACACACACATATTTCAAAAGTGTTATTGAGCATCTAAGTCTTTGACGGCTTGAGAAACGCAGTCAAATCATTTCAATTTTTTTCATTATGAAAAAAATTTTACAAATTCATCATTGCATGACACATGTTGTTGCATGCATCATGTGTTGTGTTGTTTACTTTTTAGCCTTAAAGAATTCGGTTATGCTCTTATTTGATTTCGCCAGGTTATCTGCCTGGCGCAAGTAGTCATCAAATATGAGCTCTTTCACTTCGCGGAATCGCAAGTCGTCCAACTTTTTCTGCAGTTTGTCGTCGGTGTCCGTCCAGTTGCTTCTCACCGATTCCAGTTCTTCCAAGAAGCGTGCCTTCTTCCGCCGAAACGCCGCCATCTGTTCCAACACGAGCCCGAACAGCTGCGCAACCGGCTTCATGATTTGGTTCGTGATGTAAAACGAGTAATTCGGTTTCAAACGCTTTGCTCGAATGTAGTCCGGCGTCTCGATGCGTTCTCCTTGCAGCGCTTTCTTGTCCGCGTTGTGGATATAAACGAAGGGAATGCGGTCGCCTGAACTCGGCTTGTTGCCGGGGTCGCGTTTGCCCATTCGGTCGGCCAACACTTTGTGCGCAATTTGCTGCGGGTTCTTATAAGTGGAACGCAGCGACTTCGTGATAATGAGCTTGTCCATGGGCACGCGTTCATCCACAAGGGTTTGCAATGAATCGCGCACAAAGTGAACCGCCGCCTCCAGGTCCTGCTTCTTCGTCAGAATGTCAATGAGGCCGCCATATACATCCTTGACAATCGGGGCATTGTCGCGCCTGCGCAGCACGATACCCATGCTTTTTGGCTTGCCCTTGTTGGGGTCCGTCTCATACAAGATTCCAAAGTAGCGCTTTTTCTGCAGTAAGCCAAACGGCATGAGCGTCTTTTCATACACCCAACCATGCGGTGCTTTGAGGAAGGCCGACGCCATGTCGCCCACCTGGCGGGCCAGCTCAATCGTGATTTCCAATGCCTGCTTGCCGCGAATCGGCGTGCCGTCTTTGTCAGCTAGGTTGAACGTGTAGAATACAGAATCCGTGTTATGCACAATCATGTTTCCAATGCCAGCCGCAAAGTGATGGTTGTCCGTGGTCAAATCATATACGCATTGATTCTCCTCAACTGGCAATGGTATAATTTTCTTGATGGAGTTGGGACATTTTCTTTGAACGCCGGTTGTCATGGTCGCTCTGTAAATGTCCATCTTATCGGAACGTGTGTTCAGTGATGTTTTCCAACCAAGGCTTTGGGCCAACAAACATATGCACGCAGCACTGATTTGGTTTTTTTGGTCAATTCGGGGGAACCAAGTGTTCCCCCTTGCCCCCTCCTTTTCAATTGTTGAATTCACATTTTTGTCTTCATTCATGAACATGCCGTTCCAAAAGCTTTCTCGAACTTCTCTCGTGTTATTGAGGATGCTGGTTGGGATGATTTTTTTTTCATCAGTATCCATAGCAAATGATGCTCCCATGACCCTGGCTTGTTCAATGGTGATTTCATCGGACACACTGTACATGGTGGGCTGCGGCAACGCACAATGCAACAATTTTGTTCCAATCTCCACATTTTTCGGTGAAATCTCTTCGCCATTCGAGAGAATCAAAGAATGGTCATCAGTGACATCGACAATTCCAGTGTGAGAGACAATTCGCATCATTTTTTTGTGAGGGGCAAGTGCATGTCGAATTACGCGATGCAGACGAGTCCATCCTTTGTCTGACCACGTTTCCACACCGCACATCATTTCGCAAACCTGCTTGGTCTGTTTTCCATCTTCTTTGCAGTCGGACCATTCATTGGGATTCGCTCCATATTTTTCTGCAAGTGCTTCAATCGGACAAACATTAATTACGCCGCCAAATCGAACATAGACTGGAGTGTGTGCCGCCACGCTGTCACCATATACATACTCTGCACGTGTGTGCACGATGCCATATTTGCTCGTTTGGCAGTCGGTGTTGCCATACACCTCCTCCACCATGCGCTTGGCATAAGTCAACAGCTTGCGCCCGGTTGCCGTGGTGGAAGCCGCCACGTCCACTTCATAGAACGTGCTGGTCTTGGCACCACATTGTCCGTATAGCGAGTTCGCGGTGACCTTGTAAGCCAGCTGTCGCTTGTCCAACACATTTGCCATGAATGGGTCCGACTGCTGCTCCGCCAGCTTGCGCGTGGATTTTCTGGCTGCAAGCAGTTCCTCCAGAATTGACGGCAGAATGGCCTTCGTGCCGTCCTTGAACTGCGCAAACCGGCACACTTTCTTTCCACTGAGATGCTTCTCCATTTTGCCACGCGCATTTGGTCTCCAGCGATACGTGTCGTACTCCACATCCACATATCCGTATCCGGGCAAATTGTCGTAAATGTGTTCTCCTGTTTTCGGGTCTTTTTCGCCCGTCTCGTGAATCATGTTGCCATCCAAATCGTATTCCTTGGTCCACACCTTGCTGTCATGAGATAAGTTCTCGCTAATCATGGAAGACGGATACAGCGATGAGTAGTCATTGCATGCAACTGGGTTGTCCAAGTAGAGGCCGCGTTTGGGAGGCAGCACGATTGCGCCCTCGTAGCCTTCGCCCGATGGGCCCTTGTCAATGACAGGCATGAGTGTGTTTTTCTCGCGGCATTTTTTGGCCATGTAGCTCGTCAGCTTGATGCCTTGGCCGCGAATGACCAGGAAACTGATGGGCACGCTGCAAATCTTCGCCATCTCGTTATAACCGGTGATGACGTCCACCTTCTTCATGAGATGATGCACGAGGTTGCAATCCTGAATGCAGTACTTGGCAATGACGGCGCGAGGTCCGGGTCCTTCGTTCGTCATACGGAAAATGTCCTGCGGTGTGACGTCGTCCTTTGACACGCCCCATCTCACGTGCTTCTTCATGTCGGGGGTCTCGTGTCCAATGATTTCGAAATGGCCGGCAGTGCGGTCAATGGCGACAACCTGGAACTTTTGGCCATCCTTGTATGGGTCGGTGGAATGCCCGGTTTCCTCCAGTTCAATGTAATTGCCGACTTCCAAGCCGGTGAGATTCTTGCTGACAATACGGGTGACCTTTCCATCGGGTATTACTGAATCGGAATCGGCTTCGACGCGGTGCTCAATGGATTTCACGTCATCGCCGATGAAGTAAGAACCCACATAATCCAGCTTGTAAGACGTGAGGTTGTAGTCGCGACGGAAGTAGTTGTACATGTCGATTTGCAGGCGACCTGGCATGCCGATGTAGTGCAGGTCGTACTGGCCACTTGCCAGCGCGATGCTGGTTTCTTCGATGCAGACACGACCGGTTTTGAAATCGCGCTTGCCACAAAACTCGTCGGCATTGCGCGACAGCTTCAAAAACTCGTCCTCCACGTGATTCTCCAGGGCACGATGGAACATGAACTGGTAATCAAATCCAAAGATGTTGTAGCCGATAATGATGTCGGGGTCTTCGCGTTGCACGAGCTGCGTCCAGGCTTGAAGCAATGCGCGCTCGGTCTTGCAGCTGACAATTTGTGCACCGGGAACGGTGTCGCATGTTCCGAGGGCAAGACAGTGATTCAAATAAGGGCGGTCTTCGCCGTATCGCAGGAATGTGGAGCCAATGAATGTCACCTTGTCGCCTTCAACTGGTGGAAACACGGCCATAAGAGCATCGTTCATGTGGTTGATTTTCGTTTCGCGGTCCAATGCGGAAGAACGCAACATTTCTGGAATGGAACAGGCGCTTGATGCAGATGTGTCGGCTTTGGTGGCTGGTTTTTTTGCCCAAGCGGGTTGTGCAGTGGCAGTGGTGTAAACACTGCGTCCATCTTCTGCATCCCCGGCTTCATCATCTTCTGCATCATCGCCTCCATTGGCTTCTGCATCCATTTCTCCGCGTATTTTTTCAAACATGCTCTCAATGGTGTTGGCATTCATGACTTCCGGGTCAGCTTCTTCCACCAGCGTTTGAACTGGGGTGGACCACATGCGTTCGAACATGGCATCCAGTCGTTCCGAAGTGGGGGTCGTCTTGGTGTAAATGCGGTCAATGTCTTCATGCAGTGTCATTGCAGGTTGTGATTCCGTGTTGAATGCAGTGCGAATCATGCGGTGCACTTCTGATTTGGTTGCTCCCGTGGCGGGGTCTTTCAGGCATGCATCCACGATGTTGGCGGCGAGCTTTTTGTAGGTTTTGATTGGGACAGGGAAATCGCCGTGGCTGCTGCTGGCTTCAATGTCAAAACTCATGATTTTGTAGGGGACAAGGGTTTCCTTTTCGGGCTGTGGAACGACGTCTTTGTGGCCGACACAATACTCGAATTGACATGTGGTTATCTTGTTGGATTCGGTGGGTTCGCCCTTGACTTTCACCCATCCAGATGGGCTGATGTCTTTGATGTGGAAGTATCGCAGCAGTGGCGGGATGTTGGCTTCGTAAATTTGGGTTTCTTTGTAGCCGCGCGGATTCAGGCGCATTTCAGTGCCTTTGCGTTCATACCAAAGATTTTTCACCTTATTCATGGTTGCCATGTTTTTGAATTTCAGCATGATGAACTTGTGGTCTTTTCCGCCATCGAAACCGTAGAGTTTTTTGCGACGGATGAGTTTGCATTCATCCGCCAGAATGGAATCCTCGCTGTATTTTCCAACCGCCGTTTTCAATTCGGTTATGAAGCGCGCCTTTGCATCGAAACCCCATGACTCTGGAACCATGACATAAAAGAAGGGCTCACAATTGACGACGGTGATACAACATGTTTTGCCTTCTTCATTGATGCCGAACATTTGAATCGTGAATTTTTTTTTGTCTTTGTTGTGCTTTGCTCCGCCATTGGAGCTGCCGCCGCTGCTGCTGCTGCTGCGACTGTTGGTGCCTGGTACTTCATCACGCACCTGGAAATCGAATAAACGGAATGAATTTGGTTCTGCCATTTCTTAAATCAGACTCTGATCATACATGGAACTGCATTTTGTTTTTAATTGATTTCAATTTTTATTGAAAACATTTTGAAATCATTTACATTGTACAACATCGAAAAATAAACACAAATACTATTTAATGCGCAAATAATATAAAATTATAGTGTCATGCCCATTTAAACAAACAAATTCGAAACATGAGTAGTTCAGCATCGATTTCGGCGGCCAAGAAACGCCGCGCCAACCAGATTCAGCCGCCCACGACACCCTCTCAGCCAATGATGCAACGCCCAGGGACAGCACCGGCAACAGCATCTTTAGCAAACATGTCGCCTGCTCAAAGACATCAATACATGATTCAACAGCAACGAATGATGCAACAACAGCAGCAACAGCAACAGCAACAGCAACAGCAACAACAGCAACAGAAACAACCACAAAAAAAAGGTGAGAAAGCGCAGGGATTGACATGGCCAATGCCTCCGATTTATCTCATGAAACAAATGGACACAATATTGTTTCAACAAAGCCGGAGCATAGATGAAATTAAGAACAGATTGAATTGCATTGAAACAGGGTCGTTGCCTGAAGGGGAGACGCGGTCTTATGAGAATGGCGAGGGCAGCGGTTCGCAACTGATTTTGGAACAAACAAAGCACTCTCTTTTGACTGATGACGAATTTGTGGCTGGAATCGTGGACAATATCATGACGAATTCCAATTTGTCTGAAATCATTGAGCAAATTGACACAGTTCAAACTGAGAACAGAGAACTGCGCGAACTGCTTCATGCTCAACAAAAAACAATCAATGAAATGAATGTCATGTTGTTCAAGCTAATAAGTCAAAGTTTGACTCAGCCTTCTCCCGTGGCTGCCGTTCCTGCGGCTGCTGTTCCCGTGGCTGCTGTTCCTGCGGCTGCTGTTCCCGTGGCTGCTGTTCCTGCCGCTGCTGTTCCCGTGGCTGCCACTATTCCAGTTTTGGAACCTTTGCCTTCCGTCCACACCGATGACATCGATGACAGTGTTGACGCAGATGAAGCCGACGACGCGGATGAAGCAAACGATGTTCATGCAGATGAACACGAAGACACGTCAAAAAACAACATTCAATTGGATGTCATTGAACCAAAACCCAAGACAACCAATAAGCATAAGTCTAAGTAATTGGTCATCCAAACAAACGCGTTTCGTAATATTTATATGAAATTATTGTAGCATATAAATAAACATAAGTATTTAAAAAAACATCACTCGATACAACAATAGAGACAAGTTTCAGAAATGCAATCAGTATTTGCGGTTTTAATATTCTGCGTGATTTTGTTTTTTTATTTGCACATATACTTTCATATGAAAACGAGCAATGACCTAGAAGTGTATGAAATAGATCAACCATCAAAGGATAAGCTGGAAGAAGTGTGTGATCTTCGTCAGCCGGTGTTGTTCGATTATCCAAATGAGAGATTAATGGAATCATGCACACTTGGTGCAATGCGCGCATCATATGGTGCATTTGATGTGCGTCTTCGCAATGTCAAAGATGCCCCCGACGAAGCCGATGCCACGGAATTGTATGTTCCTCTCACACTTCACACCGTGGCCGAATCATTTCGAAGCGACAAAGAGTCGCGCTACATCAGTGAAAACAATGGCGATTTTTTAGAGGAAACCGGGCTTATTAAAACGTTCAAATACAATGATGCGTTTTTGCGACCTCCAATGGTTTCCAAATGCATGTATGATGTGATGTGTGCATCACCCGGAACCGCAACTCCACTGAGATACGAACTCAATTATCGCAACTACTACTTGGTCACTCAAGGCAGCGTGAAAATGCGACTGATTGCTCCTCACGCCAGCAAATATTTGTACCCTGTTTCGGACTATGACAATTTTGAGTTTCGGTCTCCTGTGAATCCATGGACCGTTCAGGCAGAGTATCGCGCCGACTTCGACAAAATTAAGACAATGGATGTGGAACTTCGCGCCGGACAAATCATTTACATACCGGCATATTGGTGGTGCAGCATTCAGTTCTCGGAAACGACCCCCAATGCAACCATCTGCTGCTTCAAATACAGAACTTACATGAACACAATCAGCGTGCTGGACAAGATTTGCATGTGGCTTTTGCAACAGCAAAACGTAAAACGCGACACCATTGAGAAAAAAATCACCGCGTCTTCGGGTTCAGGTGTCGTCGCCGCTGCTGCTTCCACTGCTTCCACTGCTTCCGACACTTATGCTTCTTCCGGAAATGCTTCCATCGTCAGCAGCGCAGTCGCCGGCGGGGGACAAGGGGTCGTGAATGTCGACAACATCACACTGAATGCTTCTGGCTAATGCTAAGAATTCATGACACGTTATGCGTTCGTTTGCTGGAGACAGTGCACGTTGAAACAAATTGCGCATTGATTCATTTTGAATTTTATTAAAGTATTCCGGATTGATGTGTCCATCTGGTTCAAAAAAGTCGGTTGGGTAATTTTTTGGAAAGACATATGACTTCCCAAATGCAATGATGGTCATAAACATCAACCCCATTGACCACACATCATGGCATTTTTGCACTTTTGTCCAGTTGTATATGTCGACGTCTCCATTTTTTGTCAAATTGACTCCGTTGCCAGTTTCGGGGGCGCAAAATGGGATGGTTCCGCCAGTTCCATCACTTGAATTGGGGTGGCCAGACATTCCGAAGTCAATCAGGTACAAAGACAATGACGGAAATGATTTGTCATATGGGCTCACGGTTTTGTTTTTTTTTACCAAAGTGTTTCCTGGCTTGATGTCTCCATGCACAATGTCGAGGTCATGCAAATAGCAGAGCGCCTCTGCCAATTGAATGCATAGTTGCATGAATTGCGCGTTCGTTGGACGCAGTTCATTTTTAACCCAGGTGTCCAATGTCTGAGAGTGAAACACCATGGGCTGGATGCTGAATGAAATGTGGTGAAAAATTGTGCGAACATGATTCGGTATTTTGGATATGTTTTTCAGTTGAACGTGCAATGGCAGAACAATATGATGAACGGAGTCAATTCCACCACCAACCACCATGTCGGATTTCGTTTGAATGTTCATCACTCTTGACACAACAAAATGTTCGGAATGTATTTGAGAATTGTCAAATGCGTGTTCCACCCGCACCATAAAATGACTGGTTCGATGCATTCCAATTATGGACTGCATTCTACGAAACATTTTAAAAATCATTGGATGGTCAAAAAGGTCGATATCAGACACATCAATTTCCAGAGTTGGACGGCGTTTTGTTTTTCCGATGATGCAGACAACATCATCCTTGTTGAATGCGTAGGTTCGAATTGTGCATTTTTTAAAGTCTGAAAAAAAACATAGCTGTCGAATGGCTCCAATCAATGGCCCAATGTCGTCTTTTGCAGCTTGATTCCACAGCGCAATGACTTCCCCATCCGGTTTATATTTATAGTCATCAATGCAGTTATCGATTGGTTTAACTTCATTTTGTGCAACTTGAACATGCACACATGGTTCCGTTGATGATGATTCCGTTGATTTTTCTTTCGAGTTCATTATTCTTTTTAAAAATTTTTGAATTACCCTAAACATTTATGACTATAATAATATTTCATATGGGTTTATATTGTTTATGTTTTGGATAAAAAATATAAACACATTGCATGATCTTAGCAAAGCAAGCAGCAAGCAATTAAGTGGAATGAAATCATCGAATAAAAGTGGAGAGGCAACGGCAACCGGATTGGACATGGTTGCACTTGAAAAGGCACTTGGGAATGAGAACAACACGTCCATCTCAAATTTGACCACGCGCAAAATCAACGCAGAAAAATGGCGCCAATTGCAACAACTTGGATTCGAACAGTCGGTGTGTGAAGATTATTATCACAAGTTGAGAGAATATAGATACATTGATGACTTGGATGGATTGTTGCACGGGTCATACATAAGATGGATTGATTTGAAAAATCCGGAAAATCTCTCTCTTGCGCGAGGGGCAATGATTTGCGACATCAAAATCGGTCAAAAAGGAGTGCAATTGTTGTGCAAAACGCATCCCAATCCGGCGATGTTTTATGTCATCATGGATGAAGCCGTCGTTTTTCAGCGACTGACTCAGCAAGAACGCGTGATACTGGCCGCAATGGATTATTTGGATGATGACCCCAAAGATGACACCGGTTCCGAATCTAGTTCTTCAGAACGATGAGTTGCAGTTGGTTCAGTTGGCTCTGCCTTGATTGTTCTGCGTTTTCCTCGAAGCGCACGATAATCTTCGAGAGAAATTACAACAAATTCATCCCCATCCTCGTCATCATTCTTTTTTGATTTGCGTGTCACAAGATAGACAATTCCATCATATGTTTTACCTAAACACCATGTGGTTGCCTTAATGGCAATGGACAATGCTAAATCTGCAATGAAAAAAAACACCATTTTTTTGGTTTTAACGCGTTATTTATCAATTTGAAGATATAATATTTTTGCGCGTTTTGGAAACGAGAGATGCGTGCCGTCTTCGTCCGCTCGTTCCTTTTCGCGGATGGAACTGCGCGCGCCCTTTGCATGACATGTCATAGTATTTCAATCCCTTCTTTTCCATGACACTGGTGGTGCAAAGTGCGATTGCATTTTGAGTTCCTACTTTTTTTTCAACTGCCTTGATGCACTTGCATAACTTGGTTGCCAGAATCTCTTCTGCTTTTCGTTTTAATTCCGAATTGCTTAAATTTGCAATTGGAATTTTGTAGTAAGAGAGAATTTTCTCATAATCTGACTTTGTCATTTTCAAATCAGCCATGTCTGTGCAGCAATGCAATTAAGTAAAATTCCTAAATCTCAAAATTTTGAACACAGATTCCTAATAAACACCCACAAAAAAAAAAATCAACACACATAAATAGTCATGTATTTTTAAATATAGAATTATAATAGCTTAAATTTGGATTAAGTAATTAACACATAATATATTTAGTGGAATGACAACGACCATGAAAAAAATAGTGGTGCTTGATGTAGATGAAACCATTGGATACTTTGTTGAACTTGGCATTTTTTGCGATGCTCTCACTAAAACGGTTTGGAACAATGACTCAAGCATGCAGTATGTGCACTTCAATCATTTGATGAACGCATTTCCTGAATTTCTGCGACCAAATATTTTGGACATTTTGAAGTTTTTAAAGATGAAGAAAGACGCGAATGAATGTTGCGGTGTAATGATTTACACGAACAACAATGGACCGCGTGAATGGGTTGAACACATCATCAAATACATCGAATCAAAACTGGGTGCTCCCTTGTTTGACAAAATCGTGGCAGCTTTCAAAATAAATGGCAAGGTCATTGAAATTGGGCGAACCACGCATGACAAAACGTATGAAGATTTGCTGCGATGCACCAAGCTTCCATCGAATGTGGAGGTGTGCTTTTTAGACGACCAGTTGCATTCACAAATGGAACACAATCAAGTCTATTACATCAATGTGAAACCATATGTGCACCAATTGAGCGTGCACACAATGACACAGCGATTCATGCAAACCGTTGCGCTTTCAAATTCCATTGCCGGCATCAGCTCAGAACAATTTCAACAGCGGGTGTTGCAGTTCATGCAAAAGTTCCAAAGCACTCATGTTCCAAAAGACCCAATGGAACAAGAAATTGACAAAATCATTAGCAAAAAAATTATGGAACATCTGAATGAATTTTTCAATGGTTCTGCAGATGCACAGAAATTTAAAAAGGATTCAAAACAAAAAACAAAGAAGAAGATTTAATTGTTTAGCAACCCACGACCAAAATTTTTTATTTGTTTATATTATAACTTCTTCGTTCACAAAATGTTCAACTTTTCCAGCTTCATTTATCTTGTTTTTCTGTTTTACGTGCTTAGCCCCAACGTGCTGTTGCGCATTCCACCCACCGGTTCCAAGCACGTCGTTGCATTCGTTCACGCCGTCGTGTTCGCCGTTGTCTACTACTACACATCCGGCTACGTAAATGCCATGCTTGGTTCTCTCTAAGTTTTGGGCTCCTAAATTTAAAAGTTATAACAGAATTTCGGTTATAAATTTTCAACCAATGTGCTAAGGTTAAATGTTGAATGTGTTTAAATGGATGCACGTGATTTGACCGTGCGGTTATGTTTATTATTGCTAGATGTGCGTGATTGTGAATGTGAACGCGTGTGCGAACGGGTTCGTGATTTCTGCGTTGAAATCGTCACTATGACATTTTTTGTAGGATTTTCAAAAACGGTTTTAAGTTTCTTCAATTTTGTTCGTATGTATTCTCTCGCATTTGATATTGTTGATGCACGGATTGTGCGTGTTCTTGATAATATCGCTCCAGAAGACCTGGACGATTTTGAAAGGGGGGATACTCTCTTAACTTGCAAATTGGTTTTAACGTGGCTCGTTGAAGCAACCTTACCTCCCATGTGTCCTGGTGTTTTTTGAGGTAATATCGTTTCTCCTTCAGTGTTAAAAAAAACTTGAACACAATCACAAGGACTTTGTTGCAACCAGACACCGGATTGCCTTATGCAGTGGTCTGCAAACGTGGCAAAGTTTTCAAACACATCCACAAACGGTTCTTGATTGCGTTGTTGGCTTTCAGAAACACCTAACACATGCCATGAACGCAAAAATGTGCGCGCGCTTTGTCTTGATTCTGCTAGCCTATCCACGATGGATTGTGGCACTTCCATTTCTGGATGTTCCACGCGGACATGTCCCTGATAGCTCAATAAGCGTTCTGGCCCCTGCACCTCATGAATTTCATAAACCGACTGGTGTTGTCCGCGTCTTAAAAATTCTTCCACATTGGGGGTTGAATGCGAGAGAACAACATTGTTAAACATTGCAACACTATTGCGCGTCACAAATGGCGTGACTGGCACAACTTGGTCAACCACTGTTCCTTGCAGATGGGGGAATTCCACATTGGTTCGATACTTGAGCGGAATGACATGTGGCCCAACTTTCACTTGTCCGGGTGGAATACTATACAACAATGCAACAGATGACACGGGAAAAGCGGCTGTCAAATCATAATGATACACATGCTGTTCTTGGTCTCTTCTGAGATAGAAATCAAATAATATCATATAATCTTCTTGTATTTCTAAAAATGCCTGATGACCGATTTTTCTGTGTGTGAACATCATTTGAAACATTGTGTATCGCATCAACTCTGCTTCAATGTTTAACGCATTGAATTCATCAACTGGCATCAATGGAATGCCAAGGTCATGAGCATGCATAAAACTTTTTTGACATGTCATGTTTCTCATGTTGATTTTATAAAGATATGGAACTCTCACATGAATAGCAGCAGTGGCAGCAGCAATGGCAACATCATCAGCATCAGGTCCAACCGTCAGAGGAACATGTTGAGTTCTCTCAAACATCTCGTCCAGGGCTCTGCAAATCGGTTCAGTGATATCTCCGAAATTAACACGTGCATAAACCATTTGTTCTCCAGGACATTCTGGAAGTTGCAAATTCGCATATAAATTCACATTTCTAAGGTCTGATGCAAATTGCAGTGTCATTGCCGTTGGGTCAATCGGAATGAGAATTGGCAACTGTGATGCAGCAATGATTGGAAGTGAAACTTTAATCATACTCGTGTGATATGTCATTGGAATCACTACGTCTCGTTGGGTTTCAGGAACGTATATATAAAATGGCACAGTTTGCATTGATTGTAAGAATGGAATCGTGATGCCATGTACTACCACCGATTTTTCATGGTCTCTTGGAGCAGGTTGAGTGAGCTGAAATCCCAATTGTTTTACATTGGCAGGGTTCATTCTAACAACGCTTCCATCTATGCGGCCATCCATGGGGGATAAGCCGGACAACGGGATTAAACCATTTGGGGTCATGCAACGCAGATGCGTGCTATCATATGTCCCACCGATTTCAGTTTTTCTTATCACGCCGCTTGATGGGTCAATGTAATAAGTGCACACAGAAGCCGCTTCATCCACACTAACCAAATTTCCCATTTTTTAAAAGTTATTGAAATACGTGTATATATACATATTTCAAATATAATATATTGAATAAGTTCATTCCACATTCTTAAGTTCAGTACGGGTTGAATTGTTGAACATTTGATTTGCCAAATTGAAGCAATCCGGGTTCATGGGTGCAAACCTCTCCGTTCTAAATAAGAGTGGATGCGTTTGATGGATTTGGCGCGAGTCAATGCGCACATTGTAAAGGTCGCTGTTCGATGATGGAACGTATTCCGCTTGGTCGCATTTCTGCAATCCGAAAAATTGGTTGCGCAGTGTGGATTCCACGTTGACCGCCGTCGCGTAGCCCGACCATGGTGCAACCGCGCTCCCTGGATTGAACACCTGTTCTGGATTGTAAATCGGGTAGTTCGTGATTGGCACGGTTGCATCCTTTCGTTGGTCCAAAATGGGCATAATGGTGTACTTGGTCAACACTGGACGTGCTCCCAGCTGTGGTTGCAGTGGGGCTGACGGAATGTTGCGTTCTCTCATGCGTTGGCTCAATTCTTCTGTTCGTTCTTGTTGACAATATGCAACTCCATTTGGGACGCCATAAAATCGTTCAGACATGATTTTTTTGTATTGTAGTGATTGTATTGTATTGTGCAAATATAATATTTAATATTTTTCAACATTCATTTAAAGAGTTTATTTCATTGTTTATCAGATCTCTCACTTACAGTCGGCGGTTCAAATCATGTGTGGCATTTTTTACTATCAGTCAATTGGGTCTGATAAACGTATCTCCACGGCCATGTTGAAGACATTGCAAACTAATTTTGCTAAAATCTCTCATCGTGGTCCAGACAACAGCCGGTTTGTTGTCAGTGGTCATCGTTGCCTCGGGTTTCATCGTCTTGCCATAAACGGTTTGACATCCACCGGCGATCAACCATTTCATTTGTTTGATTGTCAGCTCATTTGCAATGGAGAGATTTACAATCATTATAAATTGGCTAATAAATATGGATTCAATTGCATCAGTGGGTCCGATTGTGAGGTCATATTGCACTTGTACAACATGTTTGATGGCGACGTGTGTGCCACGCTCAAAGAATTGGACGGCGTTTTTTCCTTGGTTCTGATTGACACAAAGCGCGACTTGGTGCACATTGCGCGCGACCCATTTGGCGTGAGGTCTCTTTACATTGGCAGTTCAAGTGATTATTCGCACGACATTTCGGTTGCGAGTGAAATGAAGGCGCTTGAGCACTGCGCCGATGTGGAACAGTTTCCTGGTGGGTGCTATATGAGTTTAACAAAGAGTGATGTCGATCAATCCAGGTTCGAAACCAGTTTGAAGGCATATTACAGCGACCTTGCGTTGGATGAAAAGTTGGAAGTTCCTTATGTGTATAATTTTGGCACGGCAATACTACATGACAATGTGAACGCAACGCAGGAACAACTGGAACAGCGAGCGTGTGTTCTGGTTCGCAACTTGTTTGAACTCGCGGTGTGCAAGCGTTTGATGAGCGAGCGTCCCGTGGGCTGCTTGCTGTCTGGTGGGCTGGATAGCTCAATCGTAACCGCTCTCGTGGTGAATCACATGCCGCCTGGTGCGGTTGTTGACACATATGCCATTGGGCTTGAGGGTTCAGTTGACTTGAAGTGGGCGCGGCGCGTGGCGGAGCATTTGAACACGAGGCACCACGAAGTGTGCTTGACGGAGCAGCAGTTTTTGGACGCAATTGATTCGACCATTTACCAGATTGAGAGTTATGACACGACCACAGTGCGTGCGTCGGTTGGCAACTACTTAGTGAGCAAATACATTTATGATAATACAGACAATGTGGTGATATTTTGCGGGGACATGAGCGATGAGATTTTCGGGTCGTATCGTGGATTCACGAAAGCCCCAAATGACCATGAATTTGCAAGAGAGAACACGCGCATGGTGCGCGATGTGCGATGCTTCGACTTGCTTCGGTCCGACAAGAGCATCAGCGGTGCCGGTTTGGAGGCGCGCGTGCCATTTGCGGATAAATCGTTTTTGGAGTTTGTTATGAGCCTGCCGCCGTGGATGAAGCGGTTTGGAGAGGGCGCCGAATATGCGGTGGAAAAGCATTTGTTGCGCAAATCATTTGGAACCCTTTTGCCAGAGGATGTCATGTGGCGTCGCAAGGAGGCGTTCAGCGACGGCGTCAGCGGACACGAACGCACATGGGTGCAAATCATTAAAGAATACGTGGACCAGCGCGTAAGTGATGTTGAGGTGAGTGTTGCGAATGATTTGAAAAAGTATGCACACAATGCGCCTTATGACAAGGAGAGTTATTATTATAGGACTGTATTTGAAAGGCATTTCCCTGGAAAAGGGCGTGCCGAGACGATTCCATATTTTTGGAGGCATCCGTTTTGCGAGGGAACATTAGACCCATCTGCACGACTATTGAAGGATGTGTATGTTGCAGATGACCAGCAATGAACAATGATGACAAAAAAGTTTATATTAATATTTCCATAATATAAACGCGAATCATGCTATCCAAAAGAACTGGACTCATGCCTTCAAAAAAGAAATTCACTTCGGTTGGGGGAGTTGGTGCCCGTCCCATTGCTTTGCATAATAAAATATCAACACAAGGACCGCGTGTTTTGGCACCAGCTCCACCAGCTCCACCAGCCCCACCAGCCACCGCACAAGAAGTTAAATTATTTGACACCGCTAGTTTTGGAAATACATTAAAAGGATTCAGCGGTTATCCCGACAAACGATTGGAATCAAATCATTGGCTTGCATTGATTGCAGCAGCCGCAAGATGGAACATTTTTGTATCATTTCACCCAGATTGGCCCAATATGATTAAAACCAAATACAAAGAAGAATTTGGAAAAGATTGGAAGGGGTTTGAGCTAGTTGGAATCAATTATTCATATGTCAATGGAATTGCAGCAGCAGGAACGGTCAAATTAAAAGGAACCAAGTTTCCGTATGGTTTTGTAATTAACATTGACAAACACACTCTTCAAAATGGTTTCATAGACAATAACGGTGCACAGAATAAATTCACACAAACAAACATTGAGCATGTGTTTGCACATGAGTTGGGTCATGTCCTTGGTTTATGCAGTAGGCACAACCCGGAATCCGCCGTGTATCTTCCATCGATTCCCAATCTTCCTGGGTTTCCAACTTATTATGAGCCAACACATAGAGTAATACGCGAACCAGAATTTCCAGAAACTTACATAGAACACATCAAGCTTGTTCAATCTGCGAAAGCAAGGTTGACAGGAGGGGGTCCAACATTTGTCGTATTAACGGATGATTCCAAACATTGGATGAATGAAACTGTTTCTTCTATGGTTTATGCATATGACCCATTAACAAATCGGTATAGAAATATTGGCAGACGAAATTTCAACAATTTTTCGAATGAACTGATGGTGCCAACATTCAGTTCGGTGTATGATAATGAAAATGGATATTTCATTTCAACCAAATCAATAAAGTATTTGACAGAAATTCGCGTGGATGGCCGTCAGATGTATGTTGAAAAAAACCCAGGGAAGAGTGAAGTGAGTGAAGTGATAAAATACGGCACAGCTTCAAATCCAATTTACATTTTGTTGGGGACGGTGGGTGTTGCTGTTTCTGGGCCTAAGAGCATCATAGTTGAACCGCAGGTTGCAATCGATGCAACCGATGCAACCGATGCAACCGATGCAATTTGCAACATAATTTATCCAGACGGACATGTAGATGATTGCGATGACGATGAAATCATGCGAATTATACGGAACCACGAAAAAATAATGAATGACCCAGGTTCCATGAAATTTAAGTGCAATTCGTGATTTTTTGCACATGATGGATTCATCATTCATCGAGTTTAATTTGATAGAATACATAATTATCTTTGCATATTACAAACATTAATCAAAAATGCAATCCAAAAGAACTGGACTCATGCCTTCAAAAAAGAAGTTCACAGCAGTGGGAGGTGTGGGTGCTCGTCCAATTGCGTTGCAAAACAAAATATCAAGACAAGCGCCGCGTGTTGCCGGACCCGTGATTGCAGCAGCACCAGCACCTCTCAATAATTTATTCAATATATATAGTTTTGGCAACATATTAAGTGGTGATGTCATTTCTGGATATCCAGACAAAAAATTGGACCCCCCGCACTGGCTTGCTCTCATTGCTGCATCAGTTCGGTGGAGCAATTTGTTGTCGTTTCATCCAGAAGGGTTGGATGTCATAAAAAGAAAATACAAAAAAGAATTTGGCAAAGACTGGAAAGGGTTTGAACTGATTGCAATCAATTACTCAGAACCTAACGCAATTGCAGGAGCAAAAGCTTTGACATTTGATGGAACTAACATTCCATATGGGTTTCAACTTAGCATAAATCGAAACATGTTAGCTAATGGAGTAACAATTGGCGGAACCCATTTTGCTTTTTCAAGAGAAAACATTGAGCACGTTTTTGCACATGAGCTTGGACACGTGCTTGGCATGTGCAACACCATAACACCGGAATACACTATCCGCGTTGCAGGTAATTTTAATGTACAAATTTTAAATAAACCAACGCACTATAAACGAGTCGGTGGTAATCGCCCAAATGGCAGTGCTTTTGCAGCAATTCATTCACAAGAATTTCCAAAAACTCATTTAGAAAATCAGAAACTAATTCAGTCTGCAACCAGATTTGTGGTGGGCACGCATCCATATGTGCTTTTATCCGAAGATGAGAAACACTGGGAAGAAAACACAGTTTCATGTGAAGTGCATGGTTGGGACCCAGTGTACCAACGATACACATTGATTACTAAACACAATTTCCACAATTTTTACAATGAAATCATGACACCCGGATTTCATCCGTCTTATGATAATGAGATTGGTTATTTGATTTCAACCAAGACACTGCAATACTTGACAGAAATGACGCTTGATGGGAATTACATGTTTGTTGAAAAAACTCCAGGAGCAAGTGAGGTTTCAAGAGTGATTAAACTCGGTGAGTCTCCGAATTTTATTCACATTTTGAAAGGCAAAGCGAATTTCATCATTCCTGCATCTAAGGGCATTATACCAGTGATAACGGTTGAACGAGAATTGTCTCGCGATGCGAACACCGATGCAATCGATGCACATGATGGCACTTACAGTATCGTTTATCCGAACGGTGATTGCACCGGTGATGAAAAGGAAATCATTCAGCTCGTCAAGAACCACGAACAAATCGTGAATGACCCCGCATTTTTTAAATTCAAGTGCAGTCATTGAGAGAAATTGCTGCGCTAAAATCGGGAACAATTGCATATTTGCACATAATATGCAATTGATTTATTGGATTCATTGTTGCAAATGAACCTGAATTTGGACCAAGTCGACCACGTCACGCTGGACCTCATGGTGAACCAGCCGCAGTACGAGCGGTACCTACGAAACAAAGAAGCCGACCTCGCTGGCAAATACGAAAAAGCCAAGCGTTTTTATAAAAAGAGGATTATGGAAATGACGCGCGACCTGCTGAAAGGCGAAACCGTCAACGACATATTTGTGCTTCAAGCATTTGAGGCTTATGCAAAGGCATGCATCACCTATTTCAGAAACAAGGACAAAAACGATACGCTACAAGAAGAACACATGGCGGAGTGCGTGGCAGTGGGGCACCTGCCCCCCATCGAAGAGTCAATCAATGAACAGGATGAAATGAATGAAGACGATTGTGCAGAGGAAGACGATGGGGTCCTTGCAGATTCTTCCAAGAAAAAACTGGAGATACTCATGTCGTTTGATAAACACAAACCGCACACTCCTACGCTGGACACATACGTCATTAAAACCACGCCCGTAGCAAATTCTTCTTCACACCATGTTCCCATTCCAAAAGTAAAAGAAATCAACCTGGATGACCCCAAATTCAAAACCAAAGACATTAAGCCCAAGCCATCAAAATCAAAACCGAATCAATGAAATTTAAATTATTGTTATAATGTAATTTAGCAATTGAATCAAATTCAAGATAAATCAGTCATGAACATGAAGTCATTGAAGTCTAGGCGACGCATAAGAAAAGTCAAACGCGCGGGTGCAAAAACTCGAAAAATTGCGAAGAAGTTTGAACGACTGAAATGCGGTCCCGTTCAAGAGAATTATTTTACGTGCTACGACAATGACACGCTGCATAAGTTGAGAGATGCGTGGAATGTGCACAATTCAGATGCCAGAATTGAAACAAATGACCCCAAGGAAATATGGTCGGAATTAAAGCAACGGTTCAGCAACATGTGTCGCAATGAAGCGTGCTGGATGAAGAATCTCATGGGCAATGACGTGGTGGATTCAATGGTCAATCACGCCACATTTGCGCCAGAGTCCCCGAGTTCATGGATTCATGACCCGGATGAATGGTTGAGCAGCCAGGAGATTGAACACGTCATGAAACAATACGAAGAAAAGTTTCCCAAGTTCGAATTTCTTGGACCATCCCCCAGCGACTACAATGCACCCAAAATGGCCGGCGTTTGCGTTTGGGAAGAACTTTGCAACTTCAACTTGAAGAAGTATTTGGATTCAGGCACGCATCAAATTGGCGTGATATTCAACACGGACCCGCACACAGAAGATGGGTCGCATTGGGTGTCGTTGTTTATAAATGTCGACAGTGTTGCCGGTGGCAAAAACAACTATGTCTTCTTTTTTGACAGCACCGGAGACCGCCCCCAAAAAGAAATTCGTGAGTTTATAAAAACGGTCATGCAACAAGGGCGTTCTCTCGGCATTAAATTCAACTACTATGAAAACCGGAAACAGCATCAAAAGAGAAACACCGAATGCGGAATGTATTCACTCTTCATGATTGTGAATTTGATTGAAGGCACACGAACACCGCATGAGTTTATGCGAGGGGTGCGCATCCCAGACAGCCAAATGTTTGAATTTCGAAACGAGTATTTCAATCGTGGTGGCAGCATTTAGTGGGGCAAATATGAATTGTATCAAAAAAAAGCTTAAATGATTAGCAATTTACTTTGCTAAATCAAATTGTGTTTTTTTTTTTGATATTTCAGTATGTCGAATTCGCGTCTGAGTGTTTGTTTGAACATGATTGTCAAGGACGAGTCGCACATCATTGAGCGAACCTTGCACATGCTGTGTTCCAAAATAAGGTTTGACTACTGGGTGATTTGCGACACTGGTTCAAGCGACAACACTCGAGAGATAATCCTGCAGTTTTTCAAAGAAAAAAACATACCCGGAGAACTTCATTGCGACGATTGGGTTGATTTTGGCCATAATCGCTCTCTTGCGCTTGAACGCGCATTCAACAAAACCGATTTGTTGCTTGTATTTGATGCAGATGATGAAATCCACGGAACCATCCATTTGCCAAGTGTCGTGTTGTTTGATGAATATCACTTGAAATTTGGTGTGCCAAAATCGGGCATGAATTACACAAGAACGCAAATCATTAATAATCACAAACGATTCAAATATCTCTCGGTGTTGCATGAATTCATATCTTGTCAAGAACCCGAACCCGCAAGAGTCTGTGTGTTGGATGGAGATTATTTCTTGATTTCTGGACGCACTGGTTCGCGTAATAAAGACCCGAACAAGTATTTGAAGGATGCAACCATTTTGGCAACAGCTCATGCGCATGCGGTGGCCAAAGGGGACGACTTGCACAAAAGGTATGCATTTTATTGTGCAAACAGTTATCGGGATTGCGGTCGATTTGAAGATGCGATTAAATGGTACAAAATCACTCTTTCGCAGAACAATTGGAATCAAGAAAAATACGTGTCATGTATCTACATTTATCAGTGTTATGAAGCACTGAAACAAGTGGAGAATGGATTTTTTTATTTAGTCAAGGCGTTTTCGTATGACAATGAACGAGTGGAGTGCTTGTATCCGCTGATTGTGCATTATTGCTGTGAAAACATGAATGAAGTGGCATACAACTATTTCAAGATGGTCAAAATGACAAGCGCACAAGAGGGCAAATTGTTCGTGGAGACGGATAAAGCGGGGTTTTATGTTCCATACTACATGATCATTGTCGCGGACCGGGTTGGTGATCGCGAGTGTGGCATTCGCATGTATGAACACATTTTCAAAGAAAAGCATCGCACTTTCAGCGCATGGCACCTGCGCAATTTGTTTTTCAATTTGCGATTTTTTATAAACCATGTGAAAACGGAGGGATTGGAGGCATTTGTGGCCATGGCAAATGGTTACATTAAATTTGTGATTGACAACGGCGTTCCCACGAACACGTTTGATGAACTCACGCTTCAGTTGATACCACCTCAGCAACCCACTGATGTTTCAATGATGCAAAAAATAAAAGCAAAATCGACATTCAAAGAGAGCCGCAACATTTTGTTTTACACTGGGTATTGCAATGGAGATTGGAATTATAGCCACATGAAATCAGGTGCATTGGGAGGATCCGAAAAGGCGGTTGCTTACTTGTCCAAAGAATTGGGAGTCATCCTGGGGAAAGAGAGAGGTATGACCATTTATGTTGCCGGAAATGTCATGCCTGAAAAATTAGAAGAATTCAATGTTGTTTACGTCTCGTTGGATGAGTTGCCGAATTTGTTAAGCAAGTTGAACTTTCACACAGTCATTTGCTCTCGTTATATTTCATTCTTGGAGATATATGGACATACTTGTTCATTTTACCAGTTTTACATTTGGGCACACGACACATGCTTGTTGTCATACGGCTGCAATTTGGCCGATGCCGCGGTCATTGAAAAATGGGCTGAATGCATTGATGGATGCATTTGCCAAACGCAGTGGCATGCTGACCGATTCAAAACGTTGTACCCTCGTCTCGCCCACAAAATGCAGACGATAAACAACGGCATTGACGTGCAGTTGTTTCCTGCAATCAAATTGAAACAGTCGGAAAAATTCATTTACACGTCGCGCACTGAGCGCGGACTGGCGCGCATACTGGATTTGTGGCCGGAAGTGATTGGCGTCCTGCCGCATGCAACGCTGTCAGTTTCAACATATGAAGCATTTCCATGCAATGATGAAGAGCGACACATTCAGGCGCGGATTGAATCTCTCAATCGTGCATTTCCAAACAACCCGATTGAGCATTTGGGTAAATTGAATGCAAGCCGGCTGTATTCCGAAATGAGCACAGCAGAGTATTGGTTGTATCCAACAAATTGGCCGGAGACATCTTGTATCACTGCGATGGAAATGATGATGTCTGAAGTGGTTTGTTTATATCATCCGTTGGCTGGGTTGACGGACACGATGAACGGGCACGGTGTCAAACTTGTTCCAGGGTCAGAGATTTCGATGTTGAGAGAAATTTCGAATGATGAGGAAAAAAAAGAGGTGTTGCGGAAAGAGGGGCATGCATACGCAGAAAGTTGTTCTTGGACACAGCGTGCACACAAATGGGTGCAAACTCTCATGGGAAAGCGTGTTGCCATTTTCAATTCGTTCCCATTTCATTATGAATTGTTTGGACACATTTTGTCTTATTTTACTCGAAACGGGGAAGCTTCATCCGTGACGATATTTACAGAAACCAAGAATAACATGGGGTGGCTCGATTTTTACAAAAAACAGTTTAGAGAGATTAATATTCAATATAAATCGATTGCCGACTACTGTGATGCTAGGAATGAGTTTGATTTGACATTTGTTCCAACGGATGATGACTTTGCATTCAAACATGAGTGGATCAATGACAAGTGCATTGTGACTGACAACCACGTGTCCGTGCGTCGTCCGGAATACAAGCATCACATTGGAATGCGGCCATTTGCGGGAAGTGATAAACGATGGGCGCTTCCATGTTGCGACCTTGCGTCTGTGGCTGAAAAAAAGGCGAACCTGCATCCAGAAGAAATTCATGTCGGAATAAGCGTGGGATGGAAAATTGTTTTGAATTATGATGCAATCAATCGTTTGCGCGTTAATCCAGGCGAAACCAAACTTCATCTTCATTTCGTGGGAAGGAAATTTGAGGACATTGTCTCCAAAATAAATATCGTTGCAGACATCCACTTGTATGAAAAAATGGAAACGTGCGAGATGATTGATTTATTGAAAAAATGCGACTACATCATGACTGATTTGCAAAACGATGACCACATCAACGGCATTTCAATGTCAGGAATTGTACCACTTTCATTTTCAACTCTTACACCATTAATCATTAGCAAACAAAACAATCGCATATATGGGTTCAAAAATGTGGTTGAATTTGAACTCGATTCGAATGAACCAATTGTTCTCACAAAAAAGGCGGGAAATTGGATTGAGCAATTGAATTTTGAAAGAGATGAACTGGTTGCAATGTATGATGGGGCGATTAAAGACATCACCTGCACAAAAATCGTAGACTGTTTTATATTTTACAATGAAATTGACATGTTGGCATATCGTCTTCATGCATTGAATTCAGTGGTTGATTATTTTGTGATTGTTGAAGCACATCAAACGTTTGTTGGTGCAAATAAACCATTGCATTTTGGAGAGAACATGCACGACCCCCGATTTGCCAAATATGTTGACAAAATCATTCATATTGTCGTGGACCTTCCGCACAAGGGAAAAATCGACATTTCACAAAATCAGCAATGGACAAATGAAAAATTTCAAAGAAATTGCATATCTAGAGGAATTGATAAAATTGCATCAAAATTAAATGACCATGATATAATTGTTGTGGCGGATGTGGACGAAATTCCTGACCCCAACACTCTTGCAAAAATGAAGAAGGAATGCAGTTTTCGAAATCAAATAATGGCATTTGAACAAGATTTGTATTATTATAGTTTGAAATTTAAGAACATCGAGAAGTGGCCATTGTGCAAAGCAATTACTTTTAAAAAATACCAAGATGTTGTCGCTAACAACATTACATTGGAAGACATAAGGCAACTTAAATGTGAAAAAATAGAAAGGGGGGGATGGCACATGAGTTATTTCGGTGATGCGAAATTCATCAAAAACAAATTGGAAAATTTCTCTCATCAGGAATACAACAATGACACCTTCATCAACTTGGAAGAAATCCAAAAAAGGATTGAAACGGGAACTGATTTATACATGCGTCCTTGGGAATCATTTCAATGCATTCCCATTTCTGAGAATGACTATTTGCCTCCAGACTATCAATTGTTTCTTGCATCATTTTTGTAATATGTGTTGAATGGGTGTTGTCTTGCAGATGAGATTAAATTATTATTTTTTTATACTTTATTAACATAATATATGCAAAATCAAACAAGTATATTATGTCATCGGCATCATCCTATTCTGCATATTTAGCAAATAAAACTGTTTGTTGTTGCACAAAAACAAGCATGGGGGCAACTGGACCCATGGGGCCAAAAGGAGCAATGGGTGACACTGGTCCAACTGGTCCTGCAGGACCACAAGGTGCAACGGGACCGCAAGGACCTGCCGGTCAGTCGAATGCATTTTTCAATTATATAGCAGATACGAAGATTTACAGTCCCCAAGCGACCATACCATCAATTCCAATTGGACACTTTGTTTGGGATAATCCTGCGCAATTCTCTGCAACAAAAATTTATGTTTCTAGTTTTGATGGTAATGGCAATGACATTGATTTTTTTCTGGAGACAATGACAGCTGGCGATTTGTTGATTTTGCAAAATAAAACTGATAGCAACCAGTATCAAACTTGGGTTGTGACTAGTGTGGATGCATCGCATCCAAATGATTATATTGAATTTGGTGTGTCTCTTTTTTCTCCAGCTCCTCCTCTTGGTTATTACTCTTTTCAATCACTTGCTTTCACTCCAGCTCTTATCATCATTCGTTCAAGCGGTGTTCCTGGAGCAACAGGCGCTCAAGGAGCAACGGGAGCAACAGGCGCTCAAGGCGCAACAGGCGCAACAGGCGCTCAAGGCGCAACAGG